ATAGGCCAAAGGTCAACAACATCGTTAGCAATAGGAGTACCAGTCAGGGCGTATCTAATGTCAGCTTCTCCAGTTGCTGCCCAAAGAGCACGAGTCTGCTTAGATTTAGGGTCTTTTGAGCGGTGAATTTCGTCAGCAATTACAGACTTGAAATCTGTAAGGTTTAGTTCGCGAGGATGTACCTCACACCTATTTACTGTGACTCTAGAGTCGTGCCCACCACAGTCTTCACAACGGGCCAGAGCTATAGATCCGTAAGACAAAAGCTTAGAGTGGGTGCGCAGAGACTCCCAGTTAATTACATAGACATCAGCTTTTTCTTCAAAAGCTTTTTTGCGCTGAATGGCGCTACCTTTAACAACAGAAACATTGACACCTGGCCACCATCTGTCAAACTCTCGTTCCCAGTTGCTTTTCAAGGTGTTGGGGCAAACAACTAGAGCCGGGAAAACTTCCTGACCTTCGTCAAACATTTTCTTTAGAGCTCGAATAGCCTGGGCGGTTTTACCTAGCCCGGGCTCATCAGCTAGGAGCGCTCTACGGGACTTTACAAGAAAATCAACGCCAGCTCTTTGATGAGGAAATAAGTCTTGGTCTCCGTCTTCCTGTACTTCTATGTCTCTGAGCAGGTTGCTAGGGTCAATCCGAGATTCTCGTTCATTCTTAGCCCATGCCCCTAGGCGCGGTCCAATAGTAAGCTCTTCTTTAAAAGTAGAACGCAAAGCTAGGCACCCAGTCCAAGAAACCGGAATGCGCCAAACCTGATCTTTAGCACTCCAAGTAGACCCCGGTAGTGCTCTACAGATCTCTTTCAATCTCCACTCAGCGGTTATCTGAATGTGAGTAGAAGAGTCATCAAGCTCAACATGTACAGGCACGTGGCCTCCATTTCGTCATTACGTATTTAGACAGTATCAGAAAAAAACTACTTGCGCAAGTGTTTTTTGATAATACCTATCTTTCAAGCAGTTTTACTGGCTTCCATCCAAGTTTTACAAGTCTCAGTAGGGCGTGTCGGATTGCATCTAGCGCGTGACCCTCGCCTCCTCGGTGCCAATACTCTAAGAATTTAAGCGCCTCGTTAGGAAACATAGCCTTAGCATCAGCAGGGGCTTGAAATACTATTTCTTCAGGATTTTTATCGGCATCTAATATGCACTGCTTGAGTATGCCTATCTGTTCTAAGCTAAATGGAGACTGAGAATTCCTTAGAGTTTGGGCATTTATAGTAAACCGCTCGCAGACTACTGTCAGATTGTCCGCTATATCAGGATTACTAAGAACGGCCCGTATAGGCTCTGCATATTCGTGCTGTTGGAACTCCCCAGACCACTCTAAAACGGGCTCCTGGCCCGTCTGGAGGCTAAATAGGGCCATTCCAGTGGCCTTTCCAGGGTCTACAGATAGAACGTATTTAGTCATCGTTTTGCCTGTCTTTCTAGGTAGCATTTGGGGCAGTAGCTGCCTGTAAACCTGATTCTATGGCGTCTGCAAGGATAGCCAAGTGTTCTTTTACGCATACTTGGAGCCCCAGTTCTCTAGAGGACCATCTACACCAGCAGTAAGAGGAACCGCCCAACCTTGAGTTGTAGTCATACATTCTTTTACTATTCTTTTTATCTCTTCGGCGTCTTCTCTAGGAGCATTTAGAACAATTTCATCGTGTACCGGAACAATTAAAAGCTCGGTCAAATCGGCTTGGTCTAGTTTTATTAGGTTCGATTTAAAGACTTCTGCAGCACCACCCTGTACCAAGTAATTGACAAGAGTGTATACCTTATCGTCATCGCACGGTAGCTGTCTACCAGTCCAAGTAGATACATAGCCTCGGCCTTCGATTTCTAGTCTTTTAGTTCCTATACTTTCAATTTTCCTTTGGAACTTCTGCATACCGGGGAACTTTCGATCAAACTCATTTGAAACCTGACGCATCTGTTCTTCAGGAACACCAGCGGTAATAGCTTGTTTAGCAACTCCGGCCCCATATAGACGACCGTAGATCACACCCTTAATTAGAGATCGTCTCTTGTCTGTTTTTTGCATGCTTGGGTCCTGGTAAATCTCCCTACCAATTTCTGTAAACGGGTCAGAGCCAGTTGCATCTGCAAGATTGAATAGTTGAATCAGGTTTGGGTCCTCAGAAAGAGATGCGAACATGCGGAACTCAACCTGGTCAAGGTCGGAGGTGACAATTACGTGGTCATCATCCTTAGGCAAGAATGCGCGACGAACTGTGTCATCGCCCTTTGGTAGAGTTTGCAGTGCGGGGTTCTGAATAGACATACGTCCAGTACGAGCGCCCATGGTTTTTACAGACGGATGTACAAAACCGTTTACGTTATCGTTTAAGAAGTTTAAGAAATAAGTAGAGGCAAGCTTTCCTGCTTTTCTATACTTTAAGGCTGTATCTGCTAGCTGCTTAACCTCAGGGGTACCACTAATTGAAAGAATCTGCAGCTGCTCCGCGGAAGCAGACTTTCTACCAGTTGCTGTTTTTTCTGTGATTTCAGCGCCAAGTTTTTCAAACTGAGCCACCAGCTGCTGATTACTTCCAATAGACATTCCGTTGTATGTAGACTCCCCCCAGATTCGAACCTGATCTGTATATTGAAGTAGTTCATCGTATTTCTTTTGTGAGTAGTCAACATCGACTCTTGCACCGTTTATTTCCATACGTGTAACAATTCTGCGGGTATTCATTTCTAGCTCGTAGGGGTAGCTATACATAGCTCCTGGCTGAAAAGTAGGCCAGAATTTTTCCCACAAACGCATAGTTAGGACAGGATCTAGTGCGCCATATGACCAGTAAGGCTCAAACTCAATTGGCACTGAGCCCCATGTCCAACCATTATCAGTTAGTCCATCATCTAAAACCGACTGCAATCTTGCAGCCTGAGGATCAATATATTTCTGAGTAAGAGTTTTTAGGGCTCCCGAACCTAGCGGGTCTACCAACTGAGCCATAATCATTGTGTCGTGGACACGGTGCCAAGGGATCGACCACTCGGACTGGACATCAAACCATCTGGCTTCGAAGGCAACATTGTGACAAACAATAGGGCCATCAAACTTTTCCATTGCTTCGTAGAAGACGCCCTTCCACTGATCCCATGGGATAGACCACCCGGTCATCCCATCGCCAACTTGAACTAGACGTAGCCGACCATGCCAAGGCGAAAGGGCATGGGCGCGAGGCTTGCCTGGAAGTTCACCGGTTTCGGTGTCAATAGCGATTGCATTGTGTGGTCGGCGCTCGCCAAGCCAAGAGATAAACTTCTGTGCCTCATCAACGGTGTTGACTAGGTTTAGTTGAACTCCCTCAAGTCCTGATGTCATTTTTGTCGTTTCGTTAGGTGTAGCTGCCCCTTACGGGATTATTTCGTAATTATACACATTCGCTATATCAGAGTCAAGTTTGGCTGCTTCTTGCAGTAAACGCTCTGCAACGGAGGTCAAATATTTGGTCCCATTATCGTCGTATTTATATAGGGATTCTAGGACCACCTCTGGCTTATCGGTTACTTGAGCCCAGTGGCGATACTTTTCAGGAAAAACTAATTCAATGCTTTCGTCTGGGTCACACTCTTCGCAGGGGCTAGCGTTTATGTGTAGTTCTGATGTGGGAGCCTCTTGTAGATTGTATCGTTTTACTAGTGAACAAGCTGCTCCATGAAAAACCATGGAAACTCCCACCCGGGAAAGTATGTAAGACCCGCTTTCTGTCTGATAAAGCTCAAACTCAATCCACCTAACAGAGCCATGTCTTTTAGAGGTGGATTTAGCAAGAACCCTTCCATTAAATTGTAGGGTCCTATTGCCATCTTGTACAGATATCATTATTAAGAATTTTCCAAATTAGCTAGTCTAGCTTCTAATTCTAGATTTTTTTGGGTGAGCTCTTGTATTGCACCAATTAGTGGAGCAATAAAGGCGTTGTACTCCACACTGAGATACTCTTCTTTATCTTCCTCATCTTCTCCAACTGGATATGAGTTTACGACGTTATCGTTGTCATCAAACAATGGCTGGACTTCTTGAGCAATTAGCCCATAATTAACTGGACCGTCTTCTTCGGCCTTAAATCTAAATTTAACTGGACGAAGATTATTAATTAAATCTAGGCTATTTTCTAGATCTACAATATCTTTTTTAAGTCTTACGTCAGAGCTTGAAGGACCAAATTGAAATGCATTAGCTCCTCCAGGAGCTCTAAATACGGCAGAACCAGACACACCTAGAGCACTAAAAGTTCCTTGACCGCAGCGCCCCGCAGCGATTATACTGGCGCTACCAGTAGTTGCTACACCACCGCTAAATGTCGTGGCAACTAGTCCAACAGTAAGTCCAGCCGTGCCAGGTCCAGATATTTCAAGGTTTGCACCAGCGCTACTTTGACCATCTATTTGTCCTGCAAAAGTATTATTATAGTAAAATTGTATAGCATTTGCAGAGTTATTTAAAACAACTCTTTTAGCGCCAGAAGACGTTTGCACCGTAGTACCAGTAATAGTACCTGCAGAAATTCTGTCACCAGACATACTTCCAGTGGTAATGTTGGTAGCATTTATTTTGGCAGCAGATAAGGACTCAGTCTTAATTCTATCTGCACTAATAGTTCCGGCTTTGAGGTTGGTCGCGTCTAAAGAAGTAGTAGTTAGCCTGTCTGCAGATATAGATCCGGCAGTGATCTTGTCGGCATTAATCTCTCCTGCGTATATAACGCCAGACCTAAGAGTACCAGCTTTAATCGTTTGCGCATCAATAGTGTTGGTCTTGATAAGACCGCCGTTTATAGTAGTAGTGTTACCTGGGTCTACGCCTTCGTTTAAAGCACCAACAGCTCCTGCTTTGGTTATTGTTATTTCTCCGGCTTCAATCCTGGTTAGGGCATCAACAGCTTTACCATCCGCGGTGGCGGCGCTTGTAGCAGCATTAGTGGCCTTTAGCTCGATAGCCTGTGCCTCTACCTTGGTCGAGTAAGTCGTTGCTGCATTTGATTGTCCTAGGTATAGGCCAGCAGCTTCCTGCTTACCTAGATACTCGCCAATGGATACCGCTCCTGTAGCAGCGTCAATTCTAAATGTCTGAGAAGCTGACCCGCCTACGCCACCCGGGGGAGCATAAGCAATCAGTTGCTGCTTAGTAAGAATAATTCCGCCGTTAACGCCAGGATTCTCATTAGTCTGGATTTGTAGACCAGTAATGGTCTGACCGTCTAGGCTTCCGACCTCTAGCATATTGAACGTAACAATGTCTTCAAGTTGCGCTTTAACAGATACCTGATCCGATGGTTGCGTTACGTTTCCATAAATATCGCGGACATTGATTTTAAAATAGTAGTCCGTATCATGAACTAGTTCCGTGCCGGGGATAATTATGAAACTCTTATTGCCTGCAGCAAATTTTCCATAATAAGCACCGGGCGATTCAATATCAAAGTCGTCTACGGTTGACATATAAACTTGTACTTCTTTAGCGGTACCTGACTGAACGTTACCTAATGCAGTCAGGTCATCGTAAGAAACTTTGATTGTTCCTAAATAGCTCTCAACTACCGGAGGCCCGGGTCTACCTATTACCGGATTGCTTCTTCCAGTGGTGTGGGTTATGTCCACTCCGATAGATCGGTTACCGCTAGCGTCCCTAGCAAAAACCCTAAAGTATGCTGCAGAACCCTGCTCGAAACCGCCTACGCTGAATGTCGTATCAGCACCAGTTATGTCTGCTTTTTGCCATTCCTGAGTAGCATACTGTCTCCACCAAATGGTATAGCCAATCAAATCATCTATAGGAGTATCGTCTGCACTATTTTCCGGAGCCGTCCAAGTTAGAGTAACCCTGCTTAAGCCAATAGCATTACCATCTGGCGTCTCGTTCGCGCTTGTGGCCTCCAGATTAGTTACTGGGCCTGGCGCGATCTCATCCTTGGTTACATCTCCGGTACTGTAGGTTATCCACCTAATACCCTTCCAGGCATAGATAGTGTCGGGGTCAGTGCTTGTATTAATCCAAGTAGCACCGTCTCTAGTCGCTGATCTGGCTACAGCATAGACAGATCTATTTCCAGCAACTCCTGCATAGTTGATTGGTTCGGCTAGTGGAGTAGAAAAGTCATAAGTTATGAAGTTAGACCCTGCTTCTTTTACTATAAAAAGACCGTCTATTTCGTAATATTGACTAGTGGAAGGAACGTCAACATAGACTACGTCTCCTGCCTGAAAGTAGTTTGTACTAGTAAAAGTTAGTTTTGCAGTAGTGGTTGTCGCCTCTGAGAAAGCTATTTCTCTACTAACTATTAGACTTTTTCTAGAGGAGTACTCGTTTCCAATATCTACATTGAATAGAGCAGTATTTGTGACATCGCTTCCAGGAGTGTGACGAGTACCGTTAAATGAGTCGCGCTCTTCCCAGGGTGGAGTATCAACTGAAAGAGTCTTATAGTCACTAGAAACTCTAAACTCTACGGGGGTGCCGTTGTCGTCTAACTGGTGAATGCCTTCGACTCTAATAGTTTTGTCTGTATCTAGACCAGTATCAGCGCTAAAATATAGCTCTACTCTGGGCTCTGCGCCCGTCAAAAGATTACTGTAGTAGTAGCCCTCGATAATTCTTTTATATTGGTTTGGAGCATTAACAGACACAATAGTGTCGGGACCCGTGTCAAGACTCCCCGCACCGGCTACGATTGCTGCAACTTGACCGCTGGTTAGTAGGCTTATAGGCCTAAGTTCGACCGTGTTCACACGGCGTTCCATACTGCTCAGAAAGTTAGTTAGTGTCTTTCTACGACGTCGGATTGCCAATTTTGTCCACCTCTGCTTCTGTAACTAGTTGAAGGTCTACTTTTTCCGGAAATGCAGGATTGTCTGGCACAGTTACACTATATGCGTCAATTTTTCTCAAAAGTACTTCTCGTCCAGTTCCGTCATTTAACTCTATGTAACTTGTTAGGCGCAATTTCACAAAGTCATCATTAATTATAACCGAACACCAATCACCTGGTTTATAGCTTGCAACAATAGGAGTCAAGGACCCGTTTACCGATATGGTGAAGTTGCTAATAGGGGGCTTAGACTCGGCTAAAAACCGTTTAGCGCGCTCATGCAAAGTGCTTTCTTCTGCTACGTTGTCGACTTTTTCTACTTCTTCAAGTAGGGGCCAACCCCTACTTAACAGGTCTACATCGGCAGCACCAGAGTATGGCTGACTTGCATCGGAACTTAGCGTGGAGTCGCTCCCCTGAACCCAAAATCTGGTTGCCGCTTCTTGAGCATTCTCTTCTAGGGTTGCGTTTAGTATATTTCCTGGATACTCAAAAACATACTTATCTGCTTCATAGGCAGAAACTGGAGCAAACTCTCCCGGTGGTAGGACCCCTCCAGGCAAAGAATCTATGTACTCTTTTAGGCTGTTTGGAAATAGCGGTAAAAACACAAAAGTTCTTTTAAAAGAGTTGGTAGTGGAGTCATAGAAACAATCAATTCTGTACTCAAAACCATTAGCAACATTAGAGTACTCTTCTAAAATTTCTCCTACCGATTTTAATTCAAAACCTCTAACGGGATCAGCTTTTTGTAGTTTTTGGCTAGGCAACTCGCTAGAGTACCCCATGTCAAGATCACCATTTCGAGTGAACTCGCCCCATGTAGAGTAGTTAACTGCGGGCGACACGATAGCTGTAGCCCCGCTGTTACCGGCAAAACTAATACCAAGATCACTTCCAGCACTAGCTATCTGAAAATATGTGCCTGAATCTTCTACATCACCTACAAGTACCCTATGATAGCCGTTTACAGAAGCGTTTAGGTTATCTATGTATACAATATCGTCTTTTTTAAAGCCGTGCGGGTTAAAAGTAGTTACCGTAACTATACCCTGATTTCTTTGCCAGAAATCTATAAGGCCACCAGTGTCTACAGCACTGGTCGTCGATACGTTTGGTCCAGTATTTGTATAAGACAGTGTTAACGGGGTCGGGGCAGTCAACACGGTGGCTTCTAGGTCATCAAAACCATTGTCAGCATCCGTAACCGATATTCTTTGGCCAGGAATTAGCTGATGCGGTTGATTTAGTGTTATAAAAGCAACATTTCCTGACCGAGAATATGTGTCTATAGTATTAAAAACATCTATTCCTGGTCTAATAGCATCATTAGGAAAGTCAAAATCAAAAAGATCTGTCTCAAGCTCAATAAATAGCTGTCTAGCATAGTCATATGTGTCTTGATTTACTTCTACTGTTATTATGCCTTTTAGGCTCATGTTAGGTATAGTTTTTGCGTCACCATTTGCCGCTACATAGCCATTTGCCACGCTAAAAGTTGTTCTACCGTCTTCAGTTAGACCGGGCGCTGGGGAAGAGAGTGGAGTGTAGTACCCGCTATAAGCAGAGTGATCCTCGCTCCAGTCAATATACACAGGGCGACCAACAGCAATGCTACTAGCCTCAGCAAAATCTAAAGTAACGTTCACTATAGAGCCTGAAACTACAATGCTAGCTTGGTAAGCATTTACCCAAGTCTTCCACATAACTCTTTTATAGAAATAGCTACTAAATTCGGAGGCATCAACACTTAAACTTTTTCCCACTATGTCATAAGATCTAGTCCAAATTATTCCGCCCCAAACACAGATATTATTTCTTACTACATATAGCGCGGTTTTACCCGGTAGGGTGTTTTCGTATAAGCTTAAGTTTGCAGTTGCCTCTGTTACTGCAATTGACCCGCTAAATGTTCCCGCTTCTCTCAGCGATCGGCTATAAGATACATCAGTAAATGGTATCTCCGCAAGCAGCTCATTGCTCATTAGATCAACTACAAAATACCTGTAGTCAACTGCTAATTCTCTGTCTTGAAATACTGTTGTCATTTATGCGTCTTTCGTTAGTTTAGTACTAACCTATCCAGCCTGAACGGTAGTAGATTGTACAGGAACTGCCCGTCGGGAATCTAGAAATGATTATTGTGTTTTCTCCAGGTTCTAGGTATATCCAGTCACTAAGGGTAGAAACTTTAGACCTACCACTTGCTACTTCTACTACCTCACCGGAGTCGTATCTAACATCTAATACTTCTCTGTTGTAGGTGTCAATTTCCAGCCTATTAGTGGAGACTGTACTACCAATAATTGACATTTCCTGATCAGTTTTATTGTTTCTTATCTTAGGTGGGAGAGATGGGTTTGAGACCGTGAATCCTTGGGACAGCTCGATAAGAATTGGAACCTCTATGTTTCCAAGGTTAGTAAGAGTAGCACTAGCAGTTCCAGATGATGGAGTAAGCACCTGCGTGTTGTAGCCGTCGCCGTTTATGCTGACTTCAACATATTCATATTTTATTGGGTCCGCGGCTCTAAGACCTATGGAAAACTCGGTCCTACCTCTAGCAGTTACTGTTTTAATATTTGGGGATCCGCTAAGTCTTACAAAAGCACTCTTAGCTGGATCTTCATTAACTACTAGCAATCCGCCTTTGTATACCAAGTTAGCTGCTTCTATAAGTTTTGCTCTAGCGGCAGGAACCTGACTCGGGTCCTGAGTTAAAAAAGTTCCGTTAAGTGTTATTATTCTTGAATTCCAACGTCCCTTAGCATCGTAAGATCCGTCGCCCCAACCACGGACAAGATCTGGCAGCTGCGGCTCCGGAAAGCCCCACCATCCGTCAATGTCTGTACAAATCCAAACTACACCGTCTTCATCTATTGTATTTAAAACTAGATTTTCAAGTCTTATATCAGCTTTTAGTTTTAGTCCAGACAAGTGTGGAACAGGATACTTAGTTAGCGCCTTATTTACTAGTCTATTTTCATCATCCTGAGATCTACTAGAGATTTCTGTGACTGGCTCATAGTAACCTTGGAGAGCCCAGGATGTCCCACCCCAAACATAAGAATATCCTTCGTATGTGTAGACCTCATCTAGCTCCGGAGCAGCAGGGAAGGTCGACACTAACTCCCAGGTCGGTTCCCAGTCTGTAGATTCTGCGCCAGAAGTCCATACGTATATTTTTTGATTTTCATCGTACTTATACGCTTCCCGAGGGCTTGGGGTAGCTGGAAAGGTTAATACAAGCTCCCAAACGGTACCGCTCCATACGTAGGTATCTTCTCCTTCATATGTGTATGCTTGATGTAAAATCGGACTGGTAGGGTATGGGATTGACATTAAAACGCACCTTTACGAATTTCAAAAGCTATTCTTCTAGAGACCATGCTGGCAAGCTCTCTCTCGTCCATACCTGCGGATGGGTAGACGTTTATTGTAGGACCGCCTCCAGATCCACCAGACAGCGCGGAAATTAAAGCCTTGTCTCTCTTAGATAGGCCGTTTTCATCTAATGGCTCGATTCTTTCGGCCCGTCCAGCTTCAGCAACATTTACTAAGGACCCTCCAGTGCTAGGCATAACTACTCCACCCTGAGCTAGTCGAGGTATTTTTAAGAGAGGTATAGTACCTATTTCGAATTTTATTGGGCCATATTTTCCAATAAAGTTAAGGCCTCTAATTAGTGCATTGATACCGTTAATAGCGCCATTCACAAATCCTTCAAATAGGCCAATCAAGAAGTTTACTACGTTTTTAAATATAGTTTTAGCGCCCTCCCAAACTTTTTCAAAGGCTGCACCCACGCCGTCTAGTAATGTCTTAAAACCTTTAACAAATCCGTTCCAGCCATCTGAAAGGCCTTTAACAACAACATTCCACACAATAGCAATATCATCACCTAGTTTTTTAAACCAGTCACCAATTCCAGTTAACAGGTCTCCTACGACTTTAGTGAAGTCTTGCCACATTTTCTTGCCGACTTCGGTCTGAGTGAAGAACCAGATTAACGCCGCTGTAATTGCAGCAATTATGCCGATAATAAATCCTATTGGGTTAGCCATAAACAGGGTTCTAATTCCCAGTGCAATCTTGCTTGCAACACCCATTATGGCACCACCGATTTTTGCAAAGAATCCCATAATGCTGGTACCAAAGCTCAGTAGTTTTGGTCCAAGACCAATAAAGAAGGTCATTACCTTGCCAAAAACTACTTTAACTCCATCAAAGAAATACATGATAGTTAGACGGACACCATCAAACCCGCCACCAGGCTTAAAGAAAGCAAACGCAGCTCCTATTCCTCCGGATATGTTCTTTAAGTTACCTAGAACAACATTGCCAAAGAAAGAAAAAGTATTTTTTAAGAATCCCAGTGCCAATGTAAAAGCAAAGATTCTTCCTATAACATCTAAGAAACCTTTTACTGCTTCATTTTGTAGAACATCAGCTAAAGTCTTTGCAGCTATGTTTATAGTGTCAAAGAATATTTTAGATGCTTCAGAGTCAGTAAATGCATTTACTATTTTTAATACGTTTGTAAATAGATCAGCTAGGTTTGGCCCAGCCTCTATCAGTTTGCCCATCATCTCGGAAAGCTCAGGGCCAGCTTCGCGTAGCTTTGTGAAGGTCTCACCTAATGCTGGATTTGCACCCATCTGCAGTAGGCCAACAGCCATATCTCCAAGTAGGCCCATTAGGGGCTTAACGTTATTTGCTACATCTATGAAGTATTGACGTAAGCTTCCCTTGCCTGTAGCTGAACCATCAAGAGCCGCGAAGCCAGCTGTAGCACTCTTTAGACCCTCCATAAGGATATCTGCACCGCTACCTGGGCCGGTGTTGGCTTTAATTATTTCACCTATTCCAGTGAAAATGTTTCCAAATATTGCTTCAAACTGAGTAGCTACGCGCTCTATCTCTGCAAAAAAGTCAGTTAAGCCTTTCTTACCTGCTTCAGTGTCTGGGTTAAAGAACTTTTGGAAATCGCCTGCTACCCCATCCAGATAGTCCATAAAGTTTATAACTAGAGGCTGAGCATACTCGAGCATACCTAGGAAGCCATCAAAAACTTTTCCTAAAATAGTTCCAAATTTTTCAATTACTGGCTTAGCGTTTGCAAAAAGTATTTCTATTTTTCGTACGCTATCAGCGCTAACTAAAAAGTCAGTAAAGTTCTGTGCAGCAATTCCTAAGGAGGTTCCTATGCCTTCTAATCCTGTTTTAATTACAGGAAATAGCGGCCCATTCATTATTCTTTCAAGCTGGGTCCTCAGTAAGGGTAAGAATCCTTTAGCAACTGCTTCTTTTAGCTCATCAAGTTTTGGCTTTAAGGTTACTAAATACTTTGCAAACTCTCTCTGACTCTTTGTCAGGCCAGCGTACGGATCTACTGCTCCAGCAGCAGCAATGCCTTCTTTACCTTTTAGTAGCTCTTCGTTTAAGTCTTTGCTACGATCTTTGGCTTGACGGTAATTTAGCTCTGCTTCGTCATAAGCTTGCTTTGCCTCGCGGCGCGCCATGTTATTAGGCGGCAAGTCCTGCACTCTTAGTAAATTATTGCGCGCCTTTTCTAGTTCAAGACCAGCGCGCTTCTCGCTCATAGCAGCGGATTCAGCGTTTCGCTGTAGCTCTCTAAACTGTTTATTTATTTCGGCTAGGGATTTTCCTAGTCCGCCTTGCGCGCTAGTGGCTCGGCCAAATGCCGCGCCAATACCGCCTAGAGCAAAGCTGGCTGCTGACGCACCTATCCTGAGGCTTACAAATGCCCCGACTAGTGAAAATAGCGATCCAGCACCAATTATTGCAGCACTGCCCAAAGATCCTAAGCTGCCAATTAATGCTCCAATAGAGCCGATAAGAACTGAAACGGAAGTTCCGGCAGTAATACCAGTTCTGGAAAGCTTAGCAAAACTTGCAGCTGCCGCATCAGCGTTTGGAGCCATAGTTCCTATGGCATTGGCAAGTTTAGAAAATACATTAGTGTTTGAGTTATTGTTAAATCCTCGAGAAAAAGCGGCTCCTAAGCTTTCTCCGCTTTTTCTAGCAGAGCCGCTTTCGCCCGATAAACCCCTAAACGCTCTTTGAATATCACCCTGGACGCCAGTGGTTATGGCTTTAACGAGTATATGCGCTTCGCCGACTACTGCCACTGTGTCACCTCTTTACCTTATCCGAGTGGTGCGTCTAGAACTGACCCAAATGGGTTAGCTGCTTCTGGGTTGAAATTTGTTGGAGCAACGTACGGTTTTCTAGCGCCCGATGGAGAGCTGTTAAACTCATCTGCGCTGTCAGAGATGTAGGCTCTACCTCCATAAGTTTCACCCGAGCCAGAAGAGCCATACTGGTACTCTTTTCCGTATAGCCTGTACAACTCTTTTCTAAGTGATCCTTGAGCTTTTGCTTCGTCGCCTGTAGTGAACCTCATGTCATCTTCAAAAAGATAGTGGAGCACATCTACCATTTCAGATGATTCCATTTCTTCTAACCTAATTCCACTAAACAGGGACTTACCATTGACGTACGGCCAGAGGTCTATAGCCCAGTTGATGAGTCCTCTGGCTGCGCTTCCGGGCGTCCAGAATACTCCTCAAGTAGCCATCCAACAATCTGTCCCAAAGTCTCCGTGGTAACAATCTTGTCTTTGTGTGTGGTTAGTGCATTAAAACGCTCTAAGCTCTCGTCAGTTAGGACTTGATCAAAAAAGGTTTCAATTGTTCCAGCAGCAACTGTAGGGTCTTCGCTAGATGAGTTTTTAACAAGGGACAACATAACTCTTCCCTGAAGCTGAGGAACACAGAAAAATTCCTCTTCGTGTAGCTTAAAGGAGATAACTTCTGCAGTTTCAGGAGCAGCTCCTACACCAAAATCTTTAAATTTTGCCATTATAAATGTCTTCTTTCTTTTTTTCTTTAGTCATTTGTAAGCAGTAACTTACTACTAGTATTTTACCCTATTGCCGACCGAGCTAGATGCGTCTAAAGTGTCTAAGCTGGTTAGATAGATATGGATTAGGCTTGGTGCCAGGATGCATTACAGGTCCAGGAGTCATGACCATTCTGCCTTTACTGGAGAATCTGAGCATTTTGCCTGCGACTCTAGGAACAATAAGATGCGGTCTAGTGCCTTCGTGGTGCATGTAGGCATAGTTGACCGTAGACCCGATCCAAAGATATTGACCAGTGAAATTGCCCATGTGTCTCTTGTGGATTGAAGATCTAAGCTTTCCTGTCTTTACCCCCACCTGGGCTTTAGCCTTTCCTACCGCAAATTCTCCTGCTACTTCTAAAGCTCTCCATAGGCCCCCGGCCCTAGTGTTTAGTTGTGCATGAAGCAGTGGTTCGTAGATTACTAAGTTTTGTGTAGTAAATGAAAATCTAGTGCTGCCACCACGATTAGGACCTAAGCCTCGGCCGCCACTTCTGCCCACTTTACCAAATTTTTTACCGTAGTAAAAAATCGGACTGTCTGGTATTAAACCGTATGCTGGCATTTTATGGAACCGCTAGAGTCAAATTCATAGTTACTGACTGGAATCCGCCTTCAGGAGGAGTTATTTCTACAGTAGCAATAACTCCCAAACCATATCCGCTCTGGTCCCACATATCAAAAAGCTTTACAGCATCCATAAGTACCCAAGCATCAATTGCAGATACACTGGAAGCTCTTTGTATGCTTTCCTGGCTTGGCGGACGACCATTTTGTCCCACAATCGGTACTGCTCTAGCTATAGATATAGCGACTACAGCACTTCTAGGTACGTGACATCTTTGAGGAGTAGTTGCCTCGTCACCTGGTGCACCTAAATACATCTGAATAAACGAGACTACTACTTGTTCGCAATCTATTGCTGGCTGGCCGATAGACCAGTATCGACGGTTCGGCAGTCCAACGTTGTAAGACTGAAATGCAGACTCAACGCGCTCTAGAATACCGTCCATCATGTCTCGAAGGTGTGTTGCATCCTCCAAAACTCCGGATCCGTCAATTTCATACATAAATTACTCCGCTGCTGGAGATACTTCTTCGACTAGCTCTGGCTCTGCAACTTCTACAGGTGCAGCTTCAACTACAGGTACTTCAACCTTAGGGGCTTCAACTCTAGGAGCCTGTGCTCTAGGAGCTGGAGCTGCCTTCTTGACATTAGCGCCAGGCATATCTGCGGCAGTAAAGTTTGTCATCATCTGTGCCATTATTTTCTCTTTCTATTGGTTTGGATACATCTTGATCTGAAGGTTTCCAGACGCAAGTTCTATTATATTTGGGACATTAGCTATTGTTTTTGTTGCGTATAGAGTCCATGTTCCAGGATCTACCATCCCGAGAGCTCGTAGTGCCTTGTCATACGGAACTGTAAAGTTTAATGTTCCAGCTCCCGAGTTAAGCGTGTAATCTGAGGTCTCTAGGTTTACCGAATTAGCTCCTGAGTAGCTCCTTAAAGTGATGACTGGAGTCCAACCGCTATCTGGGAAAAAGTTAGTCAATACTGTTGGCCGGCCGGCTGAGGTCCAGGTAGCTGGCTCGCCTTTAACTAAAGTAAGATCAAATTGAGGGTTTGCAGTTAGAGTAATAGCTTTTGGATTGTAGCGTCTGGCTCTAGGAGTGTCCACAGAAAATACCTTAGACTTACGGCGAGCGTTGTCTGGGTTAGCTACTTTTAGAAATAGATCAATCTCGTATAGACCAGTGCGAAGCTCGTCGATAAATTCTTGATTGTCGAGGATAGTATAAGAAACGCCCTGTCGTGATACAGAGGTTACACGCTGAGGAAGCTCGCAAGACTCATCGCCTGACCAAAGTCTGGCAAACTCGATAGCAAGCTTACGGGCAGCCATCTTTCCTGCAATTGGCACGGGAGTTCCATAAGAGTATGTAACTTCAGTGTTACATGGAGTCCAAGGGGTTCCGGCCTTGATGTGAATGGTTGAGTGGTCTACAAGGTAGTAGCTTGACGGATCTAAAATGTCCCCGAGCCTGTTTCTTATAGCGTGAATTTTAGTTACTGGACGGCCACGAAGTTTGATTCGTGAGTCGGGGGACATACCGTCAGAAGTCAGCTCTGAGTACTCATCGTAGTCGCCAGAGGGGATGTTGTAGACGTCTCCACCGAAAAGAACTGGAGAGTTGGTCTTAGTTGAAGGACCCATACGGTTATTGCGTAGGGTACAGGTGTAACGCTCAGTTACTGTTGTTTCACCGGTGTATTTACGGCCAGACATTGACCAAAGTAGGTAAGTCGCAACTTTGGCAGCTTCTTCAGTATATTCGGTATACGAATAGTCACCCATCTCTTCGGGCTGAATCCATAAGTTATTGGTCATTTTTACCTCTTAGATAAGTTTAACGGGTGGTAGCTCAAGCTATTTTGCTCAAGCCACCACCCGTCTTTAAACTATTTAGTTCTCGTTAGAAGCGATGATGTTGTCGATCGCTACGTCAGCGTTGTAGTTGACGTTACCAGGAACGTTAAATGCGTCGTCTCCAACACCGATCTGGGCGCTAGTTGTAGGAGTTGGGGCTGGGTAGGTCTCGGTGACACTGTTAGATAGAGTTACACGAGCTCCAGAGCCAACAACACCAGTTACGTCCTCAGTGATAGCCGAGTTGACGTAACTTACTGTGCTTCCAGAGATGCTAGCAACTGTCCAAGTACCGTTGAATAGGGTGCCTAGGTTCTGAACGTAAATCTCATCTCCAACCGCGATACCAGGGGCAGCGCTGAAGGTTAGGGTGGACTTGTTATCAGTTACGGTTGCAGCGGCTGCAGTCAACCTAATAGTGGTCGGCTGCTTAGCAGTAGGTGAAGTAAATACAACAGGACCAGTTCCATCAGTCCAGGTGTAGAAACCACTTAGACCAGTTGGTGCCCAGTCTGCACGTGCATAAGCGTATGGACGCTCAGCTGCGATTGGGAATTCCCAACGACCATCTACACCAGCTTGGAATGAAGCGTTTCCTAGACCAAAGCCTTCGAAAGTGGTTGCAAGCATTCCGTTTTCGATGACTCGGTCGCCAGACTGACGCATCTTCACGTATGGGAAGATCCAGTGGAAGTAAGGAAGAACGCCTGCGCGCTTTCCGTCCTTAACTGCGTGTGACCAAGCTTCGATAGCAACACCGTTACCAGCAGGGTCATCGCCCACGCCAGGTGCTGCCCAACCGATTGACTTGTGGTCAGGCTGTCCAGAAGTTCCTAGGTTCTTGCGAAGAAGTAGACCACCAGAAATCAAAGCAGATAGCTCTGGGTCTGGCTCACAAATAGCAAGTTCCATGGTGATACGCTTTAGTGTGTCTGGGGCCTTGTAGGTTACACAAACAACTCCGTTAGCGCCCTTTTCGGTGATCTCGTCGCCCTCTTCGTACTCAGGGGTGAACGAAATACGCATGAAAGCGGAAGTCGTGTAACTGTCGGCTGGACCAGTTAGTAAGTTACCGACAGAATCTAGGCGGGTGACACGAATCGACACACCTTGGATGCTGGCAGCATATTCTTGAGTAGCCATATAGCTATTCTCCTTAGGTTGTTAAGCTGTTAGATCGACTCTAATAGCGAGGTGGATGGATGTGTCAAAGTAAACAGCCGCTGGGCGGATTGCTTTGAGACGCATGTCATTTTGATTTCCCGACACATCATATGCTTGCGCTAGATTGTCGTTTACTACATCGACATCGCCAACATAAGTCTTGACGGTGCCGGTGGCGTAAATCCATTTGTTGGTGGCTGACGCGGTTGCGCCAGTTGCACCGTCTGGGCCAGTACCTGAGTAGCCTGAACCAACGATAACTGGAGTTCCACCTAGTGTTTGTAGGTGCTCTTTACCAGCTTCGTGAAAAAGCATGTTTGAGTTGCTAGCAAGAAGTGCTGCAACATCGCGAGTTAGATGTATTACACCCTGCTCGCCACCGTCAGAAGCCTCGCCAATTGCAAACTCTAGGGCTGCAATTGCACGCCTTGGGGAAAGTGCAGTTCCGCCGTTAAGAATAGTTGCAGACGCATCCGAAAGAGCGACGTTTGCATGGCTCTCTCCTTTGCGGACAGCACCGTCCCAAAGCTCTACTTCCATAGCCTGCTGAGTAATGCCCTCGATCTGCCTCTTTAAACGCTCGATACGGTCAAGGCCGTTAAATCCTAGTGTTGAACGAAGCTCTTCTGCCTCAATGAAGAAGGGCTTAATTTCTGTGTAGTAAGTTGGTGTTCCAGCAGCCACTACTTCACCGTCGGTGGAGTCTGAGTCATCCCAGTTGGTTGCTGAATAGAGTGTTGTCTCCCACTCCTGAGAGAATCCCCGGATCCACTGATCTTCGTTAGGACCATTCTCTGGCTTGACTACGGCGAGTAGACCAAAAGCCGATGGCACAATCTTCGGTGCTGTTACGACACCAGTCTTTGTGAAAGCCATTTAAAATCCTTTAAGTTAAGTCTTAAGTTTTCTGTATTGGGGGAGGCCATTGCTGACCTCCCCCGCTACGAGATTTGCTATCGGGGTTTAGACCTCGATTGCAGCTGCAGTTGCGCCACCAGTGGTGTCGCGTAGAGCAGCAGCCACACCGTTAACGTTAACGGTCTGGGTGATTGCAAGTGCCTCAATACCAACCTTTGCAACACCTTCGAAGGTCTCAACGAACATCTTGTAGTCGTTGGTTCCAACAAGGGAGCTGTCGCGGATGATACCTAGATCTAGTGAACCACCGTCAAGGAACAAGAATGTTCCCTCAGCGAATAGGTACCACTTGAAGCTGTCCGGGAACTCTAGGATTGCTGCAGATCCACCCTGAGTACCGAAAACGGTCATGTCAGGTGATGCAACTAGAGCTACGTTTAGCTGGGATAGGTAACCCTCGATCTCGCCACGGCCAACAGACAGAGTACCGTCTCCTGGCATAGCTAGAGCTAGGTCAGCTGCCATTGCGTCATAGATCCAGTCAGGAACAATTGCCTTCAGAGTTGTGCTCTGAGAGATGCGGTGACGTGAACGGTAAGCAACAGCTGCTTTGCGGACTGATACTAGGAAGTCGCGACCAAAACCGATTAGGGTTCCAGAAGTAACAGCAGTAGAGCCAGCCTCGATCTTGCCGATTACATACTGCTCAGCCTCACGTGCGTGCTGTACTAGAGCTAGCTCGTTGTGGCGAGCAATCAACTCTGGGTAAGCGCGAGTCATAAGGTTACCGAACTGTAGCTGTAGGGTTACAGCGTCAGTGGTAGCAGTAGCCTCTGCAGCAGCAGCTACAGTTAGGCTAGTCTTAGTAGCACTCTCTGGGGCAGCATCTACAGCAGCAGTCCATACGCCGACTGCGTCAGCATAAGTACCAGCAGCAAAGCTTGGTGGGGTTACGAAACGGATACCACCGCGGTCTGCCTGGAAACGTGGCAATGAGTCACGAACTGGGCGGTTGGTGGTAGAACCGATTGCGTAAATGTCGTACTTGACCTCTAGAGGCGCTGCGTGTCCACCAGAAGCAACAAGTGCCTGGCTTGAAACAGCGTTGATCTTGATCGAGTTAGACTCTGCATCGGTTGAGAGGGTGCGATCCTCTGGGAACGAGGTGGTTACAGATGCAACAATGTGCTGCTCTCCGTCTCCTCCGTTAACACGACGAAGCGAGTGGATTCGCTTTTCCATAGCCTGAGCTACTTCGTACATGTCGTTGATTGTGCTACCAGCTGTGTAACCAGGAATGTCAGCACCAGCAGTAATTGCTACTGGAACTTCGGTAACCTGAACAACAGGCTGGCGGTCAGCTGGGGCCTCGAAAGGCTGTTCGGCTGAAGCGGTCACTGGGGCCTGCTCTTCCTGCTCTTCTACAAGAGCGATTGATGATTCAATGTTTTCGTTGGTTGTTTCTTCGGTTGATAGTTCAGAACCGTCTTCCTGATTTGTTGATGCTTGTGATGCCTCTGCTTCAACTTCTGAGTCAGCTGAGAATTCAGCTTCCTCGGAAACTTCTGCACTTGCTTCGGTTGCCTCTGCGGTGTCAACAGTAGTCTCTTCGACCACTGCCTCTACCTCGACTGGAGCCTCGGCTACAGTCTCTTCTGCAGAAAGCTCTGCTTCCGGAGCAGCGACCTCTTCGATAGCTGTCTCAGGTGCAACAGCCTCGGTAGTCGACTCTTCGGATGCGGATGCTGCGATAGTTTCATCTACAGACATTTCTTTCTCCTTCTTCTTGTCTTCTTCCTCGACCATTTCCTCTTCGACTTCCTCGGTTTCCTCTACTTCTTCAGAAACTTCTTCTACAGGTGCATCCTCAGATACATCTTCTGTAGCAGGCATTTCTTCAGCAATAGGCTCTTCCATGGACTCATCTTCGGTCATAGCCATATCTTCTTCTTGCATGTCTTTAGCTTCACCCTTAACACGAGCGGTAGCTTCCGCTGCCTTAGCAGCAAGTTCTGCTGCTAACTCTTCACGACGAGAAAGCTCGCCGCGAACCATGTCAATAGAGTCTGCTAGAGACTGCATAGCATCAACTGTTTCAGTAGTCGGGTCTTCGCCCTCAACCATTTCGAACTGGCTGACGATATCTGCCTGTAGTTCAGCGAGCTGTTCGTCGCTTAACTCAGACATTGCGTCTAGCTGAGTTTTAATTTGGTCGTACACTGTACCTCCTAGGCCAGTTGTTGTCGGACGCATTTTACGTCCTGTTTAATCAGTCAAGGTGGAGGGACCCAACACACGTCGGCGTGAGGCGCTCTACCTAGGTATAATTTTACCTTACTTTTTAGGTAAGGAGTCGGAGTAGCTTGCTCATCTCAGACTGAACTTCACCCTGAGAGTAGACGTCCGCTCCGGACATATAGGACCTCAGGCTTTGCGTGGCAATGTCCGCGTCCTCTTTACCAATCTTGGCTTCGACCCTCGTAATCATTTGTTCGATTAGGTCTTTAAGCCCAGTGGGCAAATCACTAAATTTTAGCTTGCTTGCCTCTTTACCAAAGGGTAGTGGCAGGTTTGCAATTGTCTTACCAAGCTCTGCAGCTGTCAATCTGACGTTTTCTAGGGCTCTAGCGTTTAGGGCACCTGAATCTAGTCGGTCTATCATTCCCAATAGTTCGGTGCTAGCTCCAACTGAATTTGCGTAATCTCCGGCAAAGTCTAGGTTTTCGGCTTGCTCTGCTTTTTTGAGGGCTCTAGATAGTCCAGCAACACCTAAGTCCTGCTTTAAGCGGGCCAACACTGTGCGGTACTTACCCTTAGCATCTCTAGGCTGATTTACCCCTGACACATACTTAGGACGACCATCTTCGTCCCTATCTACGGTAGGGGCTTCACCTTTTTTTACTTCTTCAGCTGCCTTAATCTCTTCTTCAGTCTGCTTGTCAGCTTCTGCCTTAACGTCTATCAGTTCTTCAAGATCTTCGTCAGTAATCTCTTCTTCTGGCAGGGCAAACTCTGAGATCTTCGATCTCATTGAAGCAACGATAGACATGGCTTCCGCTGATCCAGCGTTAGCCCAGTTGTCTGGGATCAATGATTGCTTTTTTAGAGCACGAGCACGCTTTACGATGTGCTTACGAACAGATGCTCTTTTTGACTTCTCTGCTCTACCATAAGCCCGTATTGCGTTCTTTAGATCTTCTTCGTTTCGAATAGGGTAAGAACCGTCAGGTAGAGCAAAACCTTTTTCAGACAGCTCTGCTCTTTCTTCTTCAGTAAATTTAGCAAGCTCAGTAATTGCAGAAGCAACTAGAGCTCTTTCTCGTAGCTCATCTGCTTTTCGTGTGGCCGAGTCAAGTGCAAATGCTCTAGCAGCTTTTTTAGCAGTACGAACTCTGCCTTTAAGGTCTGGAGAGGTTGATGCAAGCTGCGAAAGTAGAAGCGCCCTAGTCGCAAAGTGCTCTACGTGCTCACTCTTAAGAATTGCCATGTAGTTAGCACCAGCAGCAACCAAAGCCATAATCTTTCCAGAGGCAACTAGCGCACGAGCGATAGGGAATCCTGGAACGTTAACCTGACAAACTGCAACAAGCTCTAGAGCGCCGTTGATTGGTCTCCAGTCACCCGAAGGGGCAGAAGCACGTAGTGCACGGATCTGCATCTCGCTTGCATCTGGACGCAGTGAGCCGCATACGTAGATACCAAACTCATCTTCTCCGGCATGTACGTCTGCGATTGCAGAAGCTGTGTCGTCGTAGTGCTTAGCAGCCTGAGATGCGCTAGCGTGTAGGTCTGCGTGACCGCCAGCAAGAGTTAGCTGTCCAACTGGAACATCCTTGCCTGCATCAGTCTTAACTACTCCAGTGTGGAAGTATGCGTACTTGCTACGAGAGCGCGGTGGACGAGTTGAGCGAGGCATACCAATGTGGTTTACGTGCCATGCTGCAATGTGTCCGTAGATGCGACCGCTTGGGTCTACAGTTAGAGGGGTTGGCTTAGTTAGCTTAGGGTCTTCAAACCACTCTTGTGGTGGTAGTACAGGTATCTCTGAGTCTAGAAATCCTGAAGCTAGTAGCGGCTCAACGTCAGTAAAGTCTGTGACAGACTCTTCATATACGCCATCTTGTGGGGTCATGTTTTCCTCCTGATCCCCCTCGGCATTAAGTAAAATAGAGCATTCTTGGAATGCCGGCTTAGCTACAATTGTAGCAGCCATTACGCGTGCCTTATTTATAGTGAGTTTGTCTTTACCGATTTCTTGCTCGTCATCGCCATCTGCAAGTTCAGATTTAGGCTTTTTATCTTCTTTTGCCTCAAACTGATCTAGGTCAACGGATACACCGCGAAGGAACCCGTTTCTAACAAGACGCTCTGCTTCTTTTCCATACGGGCCGTCGTCAAATACTCCTGACGCATTTCCTAGCCCGCCTTCAATTCTTTCTATGGTGTTAATTCTTCCAACTACTACAGAGCCATCGTGCCCTGATCCAGTTTTTATCTGCCAAAGTAGAGGGACTGGCAGGTCTCGCAGCGAGATAGAGCCCTTACGGAACTTCCTACCGTCTCCAGACTCTACTTCTTCTGGAACTAGCATTGGAATTGTGAAGCTTGAGCCTTTACCAGTTTTAATGGATGCAACTAGTCCAATTTTCTCTCGAGCATCTTTAGCTGCTGCTGATTGACTAGATCTTTGAATCATAGTCTCATCAAACGCTTCTTCTGAAACGTACAAGTTAGTCAAAGTACTAAAAGACTTATCTTTCTTACCAGGGTTTAATTTGCTCCCGGTGTATACACCAGTTGCATCCTTGTGGCGAAGCTGGCAGTAGCCCTTCGCACGAGGGCCCATGTACTTAGAGAGGTTGCGGACGCAGCGGGTCCAGTCTCCGGGAGTACCCCAGCGGATCTTGGCAGCACCCTTACCGGATGTCCAGTAGCGTCGAAGTTCTTCGGCATTGCCTCGGTTACGGTCTAGTCCACCAGCAGCCAGAATTGGCTCTACAACTTTTTCCCAGAACAAGAAGAATGGCAACCCAGTTGCAACAACTGGAGCTTTGCCATCAACCTGCAAGAGAACATCGTTCAAGATATCTTTGTCAGTTAGAGCTGCAACCGGTGGTGGCGAAGCTGACTTTAGATCGCGCAGAATTTGAGGATTTGGTACCCACTTCTCGTCTTCTCTGACATAAGTAGTAGGCTCGGTAGATGATTTAGACGCAGGTACTATTGCTACTAAGTCCATAACCGCTTCAAGGTCGTCTGGAGATACTATGGCTAAGTATTTAGCAGGAACATCTGTAGTCTCTGGGGTTAGAGCTTCCTCTTTCTCAGCCGAAGCTAATATAGACGCCTCTTGAGCTACGTCTGAGCCCCATCTCTTTTGCACCCTATCTTTGTCCGCCTTATCGTAAGGTTTGTAGGACTGACGCATGCGTCTGACATAACTAGGAAAGTCGTCAAGCATAAGTTGAAGCTCGTCTGAAGTCATAGGGGGCAGCGAGCCCGGAAGGTGTGCCTTTGGCATATTAATTGGTGTTCTAGGTTCCCCAATTATGCCGGACAAATCTAAAGGTACATCTTGAAGTTTAGGTGTTGCTATAGGGCCAGGGATATTTTTTAGTGGCTGGCTGAATTTGCTATCAATAGTTACAGTTTTTCCACTGTCTAGTTTAACGTCGACTAACCCATTTTTTGCGTCTAGTTTGGTTATAGTTCCAGAGCCTCTTTGTATGTCTCCGCCCACGGCCACTCTCTGACCTACAGTAGCAAATCTTCCAGTAGCGTCTCTTACCTGCTTTGATGCATTCTCTGAACGCTCGTCTTCGGTGTAGACACCGTCGCCTTCCCCTGAAAGAGGGACACCGGCAGAAGTTATAACTCTGTCTATGAAGTCAAAATCTTCTTCAGCTAGAGCGTCGTACATCATCTGAGTTTCCTCAGGGTCAATCTCCTCTAGAAGTACTGGAGTGAAAGGGCGCTCTTGTAGGAATGCAGAGATAACTACAGCAGAAGAAGGGTCCACCAAAACATGGGTCTTCTTTACTAAATCGTCTGGATTATCTAGCTCTGAGTCATAGAGATAGACATCTCCATCGACGTCTCCCATGTTGTCCCAAACGGAACCATCCCAGACATAAATCTGACCATCAATGTCTATTTTGTATAGTCTGTCGATTCCAGAGTTGTCTAGACGAACTCGGCACATAAACTCTGGACCAACGTTCGGGTCTAATTCATGCGCCATTTTGAAAGCGTTTAATTCGCTCTCTGGCTGTAAATCTTCTACACCGTATATGCCAGCAGAAGCAGTGGTAGATTCTTTTTTATTTACACGTTCTACAATTGCAGATGCCCAACGCTGTCCAGCGTCTCCGCCCCAGAGTGCCCATGCAATACGACCGTTAGAAGGAAACTTGTCTTCGCCTGGTGCCCAGCCCTTACCCTTTTTATCAACTTCGTGACGAGGGAAGTATTTAGCAATGTGACGAATTTTCTCAATGCCAATCTGTCCGCCCTTAGCAAGAGTGCGTGCAGTATTCAATCCAACAGGTGTACCACCGCGCTTGTACTCTTTACGCCATGCAAGAGCTTTTTTTGCTTCGGCCTGAACTCCACCTGGGATTGTATACATACGAGCATCGGACATATTTATTCTCCTGGAATGCTTTCGGCTTCTTCGGCGCTCATGTACTCTCCAGAGTTGACCAGCTTGCAGGTTTCCTCTAGGTCAGCTCTGGTCAAGTCTTCGCCTCTAGCCCAGTCTTGGACTAAGTCTATTTCCCAGCTGTCTTCGTCGTCTGGGTCTGCAGATCCGCTGCCAGGAGTGTCGTCTTCGTTAGACCAGTCGTAAGACCAGATTTCGTAGTCAGGGGAGTAGTATTTTGCTAGCATGTCTCTGGTACCCATGGTCCATTTTTCGCCTTTAGCGCGGACAGTGTTACCAAAGATGGTATACATAGATACGTACTCGACCTCCCCGCTGTCTTTATTTACATAGAAGTAAATAGTGGGTTCGAGAGAGACGTTGAAAGTTTGCTCTTCAGCCATAATGTCCTGATCCTATTTCTCTACTAGCTAGTTGGATCTAGCTATAAGTTTATCATACTATTAATTATTGTATGTTTAGTGCTTTTTTAAAGTAGTAGTCGTTGTACTGGGGGAAAGTAGCGCACAGCGACGAGAGCTTTTCTAGCGGTAAGGTCCTGATGTCCAGCTTCTGATATATAGGACCGTCATCAGTCTCTAGGGTGATGTTTATCATGTAGAAGCCTTCAGGCTCTTGCTTATCTAGAGGACGTGCTAGACGCTCCTCTTCTGCCTTACGGTACTTAGCAGAGAGCTCATCTGACAGGGCATAAAACTCTTCTTGATCTGCCTCGGGCCACTCTTCAATATCGTCTGGTAGCTGCCTAGTCGATATAAAATTAAAGTATAAGTCTCTATATTCGCTTAATTCGTTCAATTCTTCAGCTCCATAACTGCACTCCAGCCTCTCGCAGTAGCCACCATAATGTGCCTACCAAGGGTAGAAAACTTCTTTCCCTTGTCTTTTTTATTGCCTCTGCCTATTTCTGCAATAAGTTTAGCTGTAACTTCTACTCCGTTTTTGTCCGCTATTGACTTTAGTTGGTTGAGAAGATCATTACTGATTACCCAACCGTTTCTTCTTAGTTCAGCGATTAGCTGTAGCAGCGAGGTTTGGTCAGAGTTTGTTTTTCGTGCAATTTCTCTGCTGACTTCCATAAAGTCCATAGAATTGTATCTTTCGCTATCTGCAGCATATTCGCTTAAAGCAGCATAAGCAAGCTTAACCCTCTTGTGATACATATCTCTTTCTGCTGAATCTGCAAAATCAAACCCTTGAAGAGCCCACATGTAAGCGCCGTTTGGGTAGCTATCGGTGGCAGCTGCAGATGTTTTTATTCTGTCTGCTCCTATAGATTTATAGTATTCTACCGCTGCTTTTGTGATCTTTTCCCCCAGGCCGAGACCTTGAACGCTGTCACCAAGCTTAAAAGATAGATGGCTGACTGTAATTTCGCCAGTATTTGGATCTACTTTTAGAGCTCTAGACATTCCAGATCCTCCAGTATCCCGACCCTGGGAATCTAGTACGCTTGCCTCCCACGATAGAGTTACGCCAAGATGCCTACTACTTCCTTTTCTATTTAATAGGGTCCTTAGATCTGCATTTTTTGTGTTATTACCCTTTGAAGTCATCTTTACGGTGTACCCGCCCAAATCCGCGTTTTCGTTTAAGTATTTTTCTAGTCCGTCTACAAAATTATCATTTTGGAAAATTTTTGGCAAAAGGGTCTCTAAGCTTAGTTCTTTTATTCCAACTTGGTTTTCTAAGAAATCTCTAAATTCTTTAGAAGCCTGCCCTGAGCCCAGGTACTTAGCAAAACTTTCGGCAAAGTGCTCACGAATGTTGTTTTCACCGTACTCTGAAACTTTTCTAGCCTTGACTTCAGCATAGGCTTCAGTGCTTGAGTTGTTGCTCCACCCCCAGGTGACGCCCAAAACATTGCTTTCAACTGTGTGGCCGTACTCATGTAGAACTGTCTCAACTATAGGATCTATCCTGAAAGCAGACGGTGTTTTAGAAGCGCTTTCGTGGTTGATAATAATCGTATTATTTGTGACTGTAGACGCTATAAGGTCTAGAGATTCATTTTCATTAGTCATAGGCACAACGTTGCCGTACGTGTTTGTAGCTATGTTGACTCCCTGAACCCCCGAGAAGCCGTCTTTTTTAACCAAAGTAGTTACTCTTGTGTACTCAGCTGAGGCCAATTCGTTAGTTGCGCTAATGACTAACGAAGTCTTTTCAGGCCTGAGGCCGGTTGGAGTTAAATTATTTGAATAAAAATTATTTAAAACTCCTACAGAAGCCCTATAAGGAGACATATCTACCGAAGGAGTTATGAACCCGTTTTTAGTTTGTTCAGTTCTTGTAACCTTGAAAGGCACTCGAATGGATCCAAAAGGCGAAACACTCTCCGAGCCCGAACTAGGTGTAAATTTTACCCCTCGCTCAAGGATACCGTCTACAGTTTCGTCAATCGTGAGATTCGGGTCGTCTGACCTAAGGAACTGGACAAAAAACGCTAAACTTTTTTCAAATTGCTCATTGTAAAAATTTGAACTGGGATTTTTTGCTCCAGCAATTTTTACCACAGCGCGAGCAAAACTTAAGTCTTGCGAGTCAAACGCCGCATTTCTTAGGATTGAAATGCTAGAGGCTGGAACTTCTTCGCCTAGGGAAATAGAGTTTTTATCTAGCTGATAACCGGTGCCAAGAAGGTCTCTAGCCGGGAAACTCGAGATTTGCATCGCTCTTCGGTGCATCTCATCGCGCAGTAGGTATGCTCTTTTTGCAGCTGCTTCTAGGTTAGCTTCATAAGTAGCTCCACCATATCTACTTAAGTTTGCAAACTCTGGTAGGGCCCTTACAGCTTTAGAATCTATAAACTCAGGGATGACTGCATTTGGTAGGGCTCTAACTTCAGAAGGGACGTCTTCCCAATCAGGTAAATCAAACTCGACGTCCGAGTCAGGATTTACTTGTACTTCTCTGAATGAGATGAGCCCCTGAGAGGGGCCTAAACTTTTTTTGGTGTTACTTCCGTACCTAAAGCGTAAGCAACCTGGTTTTCGGTACCGTCAGGCGATGTGTATAGGAACGCTAGCCCCTGAGTGCCATTACGAGAAGTAGTCGGTCTGATTGCTTTAATTATTCCAAGAGGAGCGCCATTTGACTTACTGTAGAGCATCTCACCTACAACAAAGTCATCGACAAGCATTGGAGGCGGTGCCGGATCTGATATTACAGTGCCAGCACCTGGAATTCTTCTAGGTCGAGAAGTGCTAGGTGCCTCTGCAAGTCCACTGTCAATTCTAGCCTGGCGCAGCTCTTCACCTAGAAGATTAGGTCTGTATGCGGTAAGAGGGGTGCCCTGAGACAGCATGATTTTTAGCTTGATAGCATTTATTCTTATCTTCCGGCCGTTAGCATCTGTAACAATAACATTGTCGCCGTAGTCGTACGAGTCCCTATCGTTGGGGTTAGAAGTAGTGTTCTCGACTAAATCAGTGACCTTGACTATAGAAGTTTGCCCAACGTTGTTGGTGTACTCTACAGTCATGCCTCGTTCAATAGTTCTTGTTCTATCTTTAGATGCATATCTAATAGATCTAACCTGAGGATCAGTTCCTCTGTAGATTCCGCGCATACGCTCAGACGCAGAAGTTACGTAGCCGTTAAAAGCGCGCTCCATTTTTTTGCTGGCAGTAGGAAACTTTCGTCTAAATTCTGAACGAATAGCTTTTCTAGCGTTTGCATGAGACTTTTCGCCAAGTGGAATTCTTCCAAAGACACCGTATAGGGTTTGGTAGAACATGTCTTTAAGCTCTACATCTCGCTCTTCGCTTGTTGGGCCCGACTTAAATAGTTCATCAAATGCCTCCCATAGCGACGGGATAGCGCTGTTTTTAATTCTCTTGGTTTCTTTTTCTAGAACTGCGGCTCTACCTTGAGCAAGACGAACGGCGTTGTCACCAATTTCTTCCATTTTTTTGCGGTCACCAGTACCAGACCTAAACCATCTGGATCTTTTAAATAAGCTGTCAGATTTTTGATACCTAGTGTTACCGAATTTAAAGTTTTCCGGTAGGCCCCAATTTTTTCCTTTTCGATCTACCCTACCGAGCAGTCTGTCCAATAGCCCTTCGGGACCGTTTGCCTCGCTAAATAGTGCAGTTACCGAGTGCCTATCGTCTTTGTGCTGATACTCTACATAGTCTTCAGGGTTTGCAGGATTGTAGAACCTGAAGGAGTATACGATAGCCCTCTTACCGGAGTTGCTGGCTCGGAGCTCAAAAATCTTTCCGCTCTTTGTATCTACTTGGCGGTGCAAAATTAGTGAGCCGTCAGGAGCAAATTTAGCGTTAGGGAACGCCTTAGCAAGAGCAGCTAACATCGCAAAAGGATCTTCTGCGTCTACAAGATTGCCATTTTCGTCAACGTATTTTGCAGGAGTGCCATCAGGATCTAGAAGAGGTGACAAGCTCATTCCTCGAGCTGCAGCCAACTCTTCGTCTGTTAGCGTAGGGAGATCAAAGTTAGAGCCGTCATCTAGTCGATCTTCAGGCGGGAAGTTGGCCGGGGCTAGACCATCTGGGGTCATGACAACAGTTAAACCGTCTTCAGGGGCCATCTCTCCAGGCTCTACAGTTTCAGGATCTACTCTCGGGGCCTCCGGGGCAGTTACTTCCGGAGTAGGTGCTTCGGGTCTAGAGGCCGGGGCTTGCGGACGCTTTATCTGTCCACGCCGTCCAGTTGCAATATTTAATTTGTCCCTCATGCTTACGGAAAGCTCTTCGATGCTTCCGTCAGAGTTCTGTACTCTAACCTTAGCTGGAACTCCGGTGGCAGCGTTTCCTAATTCAACATCTAGAATTGTTTTTTCTGATCCGTCTTCACCTAAAACAATATCTCCACGGTCAAGATCAAAAGGGACTTTTTGAGTCTTAGCGGTTTCTCTAAAAGATATTAAAGCTTCCTGCTTTTTAAGAACTGAATCTAGATCTGGAGTAGTGTCGCCGTCAAAAGCCACATCTGCCATTAAGTCTTTAACTACATCATCGGCCGGGTCGGAGTTAGCTATCTCTGAAGGAGTTAGCTGACCGACTTCGTCTGCCCAAGCGGCGACTTGATTTCCATTTTCATCGATCTTAGAGCCAGCACCGGTGTCAGCTAAAGTTCCGCTATTGAGTCTGGCAATTAAGTCTGCTCTTTTTAGTGCAGCACCTTTTGGTTTCCCATCTTTACCGCGTAAAAACCATTTACCATCTTTTTTAATTATTTGACGCCACACTGGGCCAAACGGTCCGGTGTAGCTGTCGAGGGATGGGTAGAACTGAGCTCTCTGATATTCATCTAAAACGGTGCCGTCTGGTAGCTCAGAGAAGTCTTTAGTGTTGCCGCGACCATAAGCTGTAGGCTTTTCTTTTCTTAGTAGTTGGCCTTTAGTAGCTTCCTGAGCCTTCTTTGCTAGCTCTGGATCTTGTTCAAAACTAGGGCTAGTATTTTTGTCAAACTCGTCTGGATCAACACCTGACTCACGGAGAAGTTTCTTTACTTCCTCTGGGTTTTCAGATTCGAAACCAGCTGGCAAATCTGCAACTGGAGACTTCTGTCTTCCATCCTGCTCGGCTTCGCGCTCTTCTGGAGTTAGATCACCCTGAGCTAGACGACGATCTTCTTCTGTAATTTCTTGAGAACCAGAAAGCAAATCTTGTAGCGCTGGTAGTTTGGAATCTTCTAGAGTTCTTACTGGCTTACCGAACTTGTCTTTTCTAGCCGCTGGCGCACCCGCTTTAGATTTAGCGTTTGGAATAATTGCCTTGAACTGCTGCAAGTTTCTTGACTCTACTTGATAGACGCCAGCCTTTAGTCCAGACTCGGTGTCTTTTGAAATTAAGACTCGGGCCATTCCAGGACGACCGCCAGGTCCTACATAAACTCCACGCTCAGTAGCAACAACTAAGTTACCGCTTCCGGTACGAAAGCGGAACAATACGTCCGCGCCCATCTCGATCCACTGACCTTCGTCGTCACGTGGCTGGATTCTCCAGAAGCCTTTGTTAGCTCCATCGTTAAATCCGATACTAGAAATAATCGGTTCGAATTCAGGGTTTTTGCCGTCGAGCATTAAGGGTCCTCTGCGAATAAAATTATAGAGCTAACTAAAATTTTACCCTAATAATATTTAGCTGACTTTAGGGTATTTTTCTGGTAAGGCTTTTATTTGAGCTAGAGTGCTATCAGATAGCGCTCCACTAGAAATAAGAGCACGGACTCTAGTTGCTGCATGCAAAGAATCTACTTGGTCTAGCTCGTCATTAAAGGCATTTGCTATTGCATCTCTAGAAGATTCGGACAGCTCGGAAGCACCGGCAATCCATGTTGCAGCTGCCACTATGGAAGACTGCCTGCCTGGGTGGCCTTCAGCTGTCAACCCTGCGTACTCGGAGAAGTCATCTGAGACGTCTTCCACAGAGCCTGAAGTAGCGTACTCAGCGAAAGCGTGTAGCTCCCACAGGATGGCAGAGTATATTTCCTCGTCAGACAAGTCGCTGTACCTTTCAAGGGCACTTCGGGCTACTGAATAGGCAGCTTCTTTAGTAATATGACGAGCGGACCCAAACTGAGAGTTAAAGTCATCTACAAGCATGTTAATTGTGGCAGCTGACGGTACGCAGTTAGGTACGCGCTTACCGTTCTTCTTTTTCATTCCAACCTGGACGTATCCGGACCAGCAAGGGTCATCTGCATCTTTTTTAAGGTTAGCTTCAGACTCGGCTGCCGCTATTAGCGATAGCTGTTTATATACTTTTGCCTTAATCCCACTGCCACCGTTTTTTACTTTAGTAGCGCACCTGTGGTGTCCATCAACAAGATACATTCCAGAGTCATCTCTGTAAACTACTACTGGCTTTTCATAGTCAGCAGCTTCTTTGAAGTTTGAAGAATCGACGGTCTCTTGTGTTGGAGTTAGGTCATAGATATCTAGATACTCGTCTGAGTACTCGTCCTCTGTTTCGCTAATTGCAGACTTTAGTAGGTCTTGAATTAGCTTTGGCTCCTTAGAGAAATATTTTTCTACAGGCTCTTTGGATTCATCTTCCTCGCTAGGAGTAGAGGAACCAGGAGTTACAGATCCGTCTGGGAGCACAGCAAAACGACATAGGCCGCCTTCCTCTACCTCAGCAACAATAATCTGACATCCGTTAGGTGCTTGCCAGAAAACACAGTTGCCGCACTTAACGCCAATCTCTGCGTTTTCTGCATTCTCTTTAGCAGAAGTATAGCCAGCCCAAACGCCAGTGTTGTCGTCGTTAAATTTTCCATGCTTCTCTACAATCTCTAGTAGCGCATCGGCAAGGTCTTGCTCTTCTGGTACAAGCATTCCGGCTGCCTCTAGGGAAGCACGAATGTCTTTTTCTTTTAGGTTTTCTACAGGAGCGGCATGGCCACCTGCAGCTTTAAGAACGCTTTGTAGATACTCAGACATTAGCGAACTCCTAGGAAGGCCTTAATTTGCCAGTTCCACTTTTTGTGGGTGTCAATACGTCCCGCTAAAAAGTCCATAAGACCTTGCTCGCTGCAGGACTCTGCACAAACAAAAGCCTCCATCAAAGAATCAAGTACGCACTGGTTTACTCTTAGAGCGGACTCTAGTAGGAATCTAGAAGATGAACCATCTTGTCTAGCTTCTTGAATCTTTGACAGTTCGCAAAAGTCGGACAGTAAGTACGGAGCTGGGTAACCAATCTTAAGAATATTCTCTGCGATTGGGTCAACAGATGACTCTAGGTCCTCGTAAAGTTCGCCAAAGAACTCGTGGTACTCACCGAAGTCTGGGCCAAGTACGTTCCAGTGGTAGCCCTGCATTATGAACTTTGCAGTAACTACTTCAGACAGTAGCTCTGCCAGTTTTTTAGCCATCTCTGTTTTGTCGTAATGCATTTTCTATACCTCTGGTTCTGCTAGTGGTGCCGCGGGCTCGGCTGGTGGAGCTTCGGCAGCATCTGCTTCCGGCGTTGGAGAGACTGTATCTCCGCTAAGAATTTGGTCAATTTCGGGCGGAATAGCTGCTCCGCTATTTTGCATAGCCTGATCTCTAATCTTTCCCATTATTTCTGGAGAAATACTAGCGAGCATAGACTCTGTAAGCTCAGGTGTGATCATTCCCTTTTGTAGTACAAGTCTTAGTGCAAACTCGGTTGGGTCTGGGGCATCGGACTCGGAGAATCCATGAGCTCTGCGCCATGTGTCATAGCTAACTGCCATCTTTTCAAAACCAGAGTCAGCATCAGCTGCGCGGTCATTGCGGGTAGCAACTAGAGACGGGTCATACCAAACGCAAATGTTTTTTACTTGTTCTTCTGGGTAGCCGTTAGCAATTAGATATGGGCGCAAGTACATAACAGTAAGAGCGTCAACAATCAAAAGCATTAGAGGCTCGATGTGTGCCTTGTAGAGTGCTTCGTCAATCTGTAGAGCGTTAGAGTACTTAACGTTTGCTAGGCCAGTTACAACGTCCTTAGGAACGTCTAGACCCTGCATGATTCGCTCTAGTACGCGGTCGCTTCTTTCAGAAAGCGCTGGATCGAATGAACGCTCGAACTTGAACTGCTTAATCTTGTCACCAAGTTCTGCAGGACCACGAATAATCAGTGGAACAACAGCAGACGCTGAGTCCTCATCCTTAATCGGAGTAGTCATCGCGTCGATTAGCTGATCTTCGAAGTCGTCAGCGGACTCTTCCGGGTTGTACTGCTCGTTGTAGTTACCGTCTTCGTCGTATGGGTAGTCTGGGTCTGGAGACGCAGCTACTGAAAGACCGTCTGGCAAGTAAAGAGCACCAGCGTTCAAGCGTGAACGTGCAGTTGCACGGAAGGTGCGGTTTAGAAGTAGTAGCTCAGCGCAAAGATCTAGTAGACCGCGTAGTGAAGAGTCCGACTCTTGCGTGTAGCGAGGGTGTGCTCGCCAAATTCTTCCGACAAACGCAGAATTTGGAAGTTTAATTATGTCTTTATTATTGCGAGAAGACATCATGCTATTTCCATTACCGACGTCTCTACTCTGATTAATTACGTAGTTGCCTTTAGAGTCAACCTGAAGCTCATCAACTGAACGAATGTCCCAGCTTTCTGGAAGACCCGATCCAAGTCTCTCTGGCATCTGAACTAAGTAGCACTCACCAGTCACTTGAAGATTTAGTGCAGCGTCTTTCAAAAGACCTGCCTGACCACCGAATGCGGAATCTAGTCTTTCTAGTGCGCGTTGTGCAGCGGCAGCTAGTCTCTCATCCACTTTGTCTACAGAAAGAATTGGAGCTGGGGCTTCAGCTGGATTTTGGACTGCAGCTGCGTACAGACGAATACGAGAAACAACAGACGCAACTAGGTTGAAAGCATATTTAACTTCTCCGATAGCATCGTAGTATTCCCAGGCCTCTGTCTGCCAAGATGAAGATGCTGATTGTCTACGAGATTTAAACTGCTCTGCTTCACCTTTGTCATTTAGATTTACCTGAGCCGCGGCAGCAGTAAGAGGTCTAGGTGTGTTGAAGTTTTGTGCTTCGGCGTAGACGACTCCAAAAGAGTCTATAGAAACTCCAGGGGCAACTCTGGTTGCATTCTTTGGAGCAGTCGCGCGAGGAGCACCACTAGATGTTCTAGTTTGCTTCTGAGGCTCTTTCTTAAAAATACCCAAAGGGGCTCCCTGCCTTAACGCTCAGTCCAAGCGGATATAAGTCCAATTATTGTAGATATAGACAAGACTAATGATACCACAATCGCGGCTTCAGGAGCGACTACCCAAAAAATAAAAACTAAAAGCGCTACCCAAAAACCTGTGCACCAGTTACATGTAAAAAGATATCCAATTTGAGTACTAGGTGGAAATTTTTTCCAGATTGCATTTCTAAATGGTTCGGTAATTGTGTCCTGAGTCACGAGTCGAGTAATTCTAAATCCCGCGAGAGACAAAATTACTAGTAAAAAGGGCTGATTTATTAAAATATCAATCATTTAGAACCGATCTTTGCTTGAATTTAGAGTTTTATAGGGGTTCCAGCCTCTAAGTCTAGATCCGCACCCGCAAGCCGTATCTTTCTTAAAAACCAGCATTTTTCCGCTTTCCGTGGTAATTCTAGTGTCTTTTGAGGGATCTTTTGACACATCTGCCTCTGAATAGCGCTCTTGGAAGACAATTTGCGGGCCTTCCTGGCTATCTTTCGCAACCATTATTGCTTTTTCGGTCAGAATAACTCTAGTTATTTCTAAATATGCGGCCCCTGGAGTCGGATCGTACGAATTTAAAGTAGAAATATCTTCTGTAAAGCCAGCGGGAACAGCTATTAAGTGGCAAGGAAACCTATCTAGGACTATTTTATCCATATTCTATCTGACCCTAAATATTTTTGAGCTTCTAGAGGGCGATACTCCCGGTATTTTACGGTCGCTGAGGGATTTTGCTCTAATTTTTCCTCCACTAAATCCTGGTGGTGGTTTAATTAGCAAAGCAGTAAGTGCGTGAACTAGTGCATCGATACGGTCAGGAGATTTTCCTTCTCCAGGAATCCAAGAATACATTTGAGACTCTAAATCTTGGAGATATCCAACGTGATGAACGCGCTTTTGCTCGTAAGCAAGGACGATTGGCTCAGCGCGGAGCTGCTTACCGTGCTTTGAGTGGACTTCTAGAACTTTAATAGTCGGGTCGATTGAAAGAATTGCGTTTCTAACTAGGGCTCCACCTTGGTTTACTTCGGCTACAACTGGGCAGCCCCACTTGCGTGCCATCTCAACGACTTTACGTGCCCAAGTATCTGGGGATCCAAGGACAGACGCGTCTTCTAGCACCCAAGCTTCGCGCTTATATAGATCGTAATCTGCAGTAGATGCAACAACTACAATTCCACACTCATCGCGAGGGTTTTCAGCAACAGAAGGGTCCACTCCAATCACTCTTAGAGGAGTGGAGAATGGGTACATAGCATGTCTAGCTTCTTCAACCATCTCTTCGTTCCACATAGATCCTTCGAGGTCCTCTAGCATCTCTCCATAAAGCTCCTGGCGTGCAAGAGTTGTACCTTCGTAAACGCCGGTAATAGTGTCAAGATATGAGGCCGAAAGGTTTCCAGCGTTGTCCATGGTAGAACCCTTGGTAATAATTACGTTACCTTTGTCAGTTCTGGACTCTTCAATAAGTTTGTATAGAAGCGGAACACGCTTGGGGGTGGTAGTCACGACCATCTGCGGGTTTGCACCAAGACGAGTACCAACTCGGAGGTTATCAAAGGCGGTCATACCTGCAGCGTCAGGGGTCTGCCTCCAAGCAGCAATCTCATCACCCCATGCGTGAGTGAACTGAGGACCACGCAAACCGTCAGGCTCATCCGCGGTAAATAGCGTGGCAGTGTTTCCGTTAGGCCAAGTTAGGCGACGCTTTGAAGGTTCGTAGAGAGGTCTCTCGGAGGGAGCGGATACGTTAATAATTCCCGACTCACCTTCAACAATAACGTCGCGTACGTCGGCTGCGGTACGGGCAACAAGTGCAAAACGTCGCTGTCCGGTGTTTGTGTACTTTGCCTGTTCGCGAACCCATTCTGCCGCTAGTCGGGTCTTACCAAAACCACGACCTGCCATAACAAGCCAGATGTTCCAATCAACTCCCGGCGGGGCTACCTGCTCCGGGCGAGCCCAGACAGTCCAATCCCATATAAGAGAATCTGGATCAATATCTGAGAGCGCCTCTAAACGCTCTTCTTCAGAAAGAAGAGCTAGCTGCTCCATAAGACTTTTACCCATGTAGGTAGTTTACCCTACTTTAGTTGTTAACCTTTAGCTTTGTAAGCTCACGTCTTCTATCTTCAACCCATGACCTAGACATAGAAGTCTTTTTAAAGTAAGTGTTGATCCACGAATGAATAGTATCCCTGTGACCTAGAGGGGTTGCATGTTTCCCGTAAACTAAAACTTCTTTTGTCTCGGGGTCTAGCAATAGCTCTCTAAAATAGAAAACTCGTGTCTGACCCTTAAGTACGTAAACCTCAACGTTAATGTCGGGAGCAACATCAAAAACTGAAAGATACGCTGGCAACTCTTGCCCTGGGTAGTCATGAAAGCCAGTGTGGAAAGGAAGATCGACTTCTTCCGTTCTAATTAGCGGCGCTTTTTTGTGTGTGTAGTATCCCATTTGTTGCTCCTTAAATTCTATTTTCTTTAAGAATCGGGTTGTAGACCTTTGATGTTGCTGTTACTGGCTTTTTGTAGCCGTAGCGTACAAGGCGGAAACGCAATGCACCATGAGTTACGCCAAGACGTTTTGCTAGACGATATAGGGTCACGCCTTCTACAGTGTGGGCATAGTTGAGCAGCTTGGTATACTCCTCGGCTTCCTCTCGGTAAGCTTTTCCATTTGATCGCACCAGCTGGGCATAGGGCTGAAGCTCTAGTAGACGCTTTAGCGTAGCTGGGGTTGGCTCGATGTATACCGGCTTAGAACGCTCCGGTCTTAGAGGTGGCTCTGGAATTTCGAATGGGATCGGCATATAGCCAGTCACTGGTTCAGAAGTATATATCTGGCGAACTCGCTCGCGGGTAATCCCGCAGGCAGTAGCTACTGCTTCATAGGTCCAATGCTTGTAACACAACTCTCGGATTAAGTAGTCTCGAGTAGGGGCGTCTGTCGTAGCCTTAAAAAAGTCAGCTATGTGCTTCGGGACTTGCTGGTTTTTCTTTACGTATTTTGTATTCGTCATTGTGGTCAATACCTTATCCTTTTTTTCTTCCTCTTGCAACCTCTAGGGGTACATTTTGGATTGTTATTTTGTAAGTCTGCTCATCCTCAAAGCGAGGGACTCCGGTAACCCTAACGTCTGTTACATTGATCATCGATTCTATAATATTTACCATTTTTTCGATTTCTGATGTTGGCGCTGTGGGCGGGCACAATAGCTCTACTTCGCAGTCGAGCATATCAAAAACGCCGCTCTGCGGTAAAGCGTCTCTCAAATCATCTGACCCGAACACAGTCAGAGTTTTAGTGTGGTTGGGGCTCACTTAGTCCTCGTATCTCTAAAGTTTTCTTCTCTTGGCGGATAGTCGTCGTGTAGATCTTTAATCGAAGCCGCACCCATAAATATTAGAAATCCTAGAAAAAACCAAAGGAATACCCCTAAGACCATAAGTCCTAAGACGATAAGTATGATTACAGTAAGGGCGTCCATTATTTTAATCTTTCTCGGACAGCTTAGCTAGGGCGATTGCAGCTAGTGCAAGCGTTGGACCTGTAAGCGGTGGGTTAGTTGTGTAGGTAATGATAACCGCAGCTATTGCTGCAAGCAGGGCAATTACCGCGAGCCAGTTGATTTCTCGTAGCGCTAGTAATAGACGCATTTAGTATTCATCTTTCTTATCTGATGGTGGAAATACAACACCTAAGAGTGGAGCCGGGTCTTGTTTTAGAAAACGCGCCCGTCTCCATCTTCTGTAGATTCTTTTAGCTACCGGGTAGTAGAGAATAGCAATTACTGCTAGAAGTACTACCCAAGCGAGAGTGTTGTCTAAGTTCATGGCTTTATACTATCACAATCTAGTCGTATGCGCAAGGCAGGACTATTTTGTAGTTTTCTGCTTAGGCGTACGAGGCTTTAACTTAAGTTTAAGAAAGTTTGGCTTCTCGCCGTACTTAACCCATTCGTAGACAAAAATACATGCCGCAATCAAAAAACCTAGCGACTCTGACTGAATAATGTAGTAGGGGGTTGGATCAATCAGGTATGTGTCCCACGGGAATGTGTAGGCAACTACCGGGAACGCAATAATGTTTCCAAAAACAACTGCGATAACAATGCTTTTGTATATGTTCTTCATTTTGTCTCTTTTCTCTATTTGGGTGATGCTTGACTAAACACTAATGTATATGATTTTGTTTGTCAAGTCAAATTTAAAGAGAAAAACCCCTCCCGAAGGAGGGGCCTCTCGTCCTAACTAGTTGTTAGTTTCAATTAGTCGGGTGTAGATGACTTCACTATTCGAATTGTCTTTTGCCCATTCGCTGATAGAGATTATTTCGGCCCTATCTCCTGGCTTACCGCCAGCGTGGATCATCTCATCAGGACCAACGTAGATCCCAATATGGTAGGCGCTTGAGTAGTTTTTGTAATTGAAAGACACTAGGTCTCCAATTTTAGGTTCGGCTACAATCTCGCCCCAGTATCTTTGCCATGTGGCACTGTGATACAGGTCTATCCCAAGCTGGGCGTAGGTCCATTTTACAAGACCCGAGCAGTCCCAGGCGCGGGGGCTTGACCCCTGAAAAACCCAAGGGGTGATGCCAATTTGTTTTTTAACCAAGACAAGAGCCTCGTTTAGGGCTTTGGTGTCAGAGGCGATTTTTTCTAGCCGAGCAATTTCTGCCTCTAGTTCTGCTTGCACTTTTTCAGCATCAGACATGAGAGCTTCTTTTGCAGCTTTTTCCTGGGCCATCCAGTCGTACGACCCAATGATCGGTGCGCTTGACTTTAGGACAGGGCCCGCAGCAATCTCGGGTGATACAGCAGGGCCGGAAACAATTTCTACCTTTTGTACAGGAGAATCAATTATTTCAGCCGGTTTTGTTACTTGTGTTACTAATGTTTGTTCTGACGCAGCGGTGGTGGACTCTAACATCTGTCCGAACGCTGCGGTGGAGCCAGTCATTACTAGTGCTATCGCACTTATTGAAATGAACCTCTTATGCATTTAGCGACCTACCTTTCAGAAGTGAATACTTTAGTACTCGGTCGTTTAGTGTTCTATTTGGTTTTCTTTCCATATTCAGTTGTGGGTTGCACTCTAACACAAAATGTCCAGAGATGCCAAAAAGCACATCCTTCCTTTTATTGAAAGAACGTGCTCTCCGGTTAATATTTTACCACGTCAAAAACCCTATTGTGTCGGATTTAGGATGTCAAATCGAGATTAAAGCTTAATTCTCTTGTACATAGCGCGGTATGTTACTCCTGCTGCCTCGGCTAATTCCCTTATTCCTACGCCATTTTCGTGCAATTTGGCGCAAATATCAGTCAATCTGCGGTTTGCTACGGCCGCAGAGCTAGTTTGGGCCATTTTGGCCCTGTAGGAGCGTGCTAGGGGCGCTAAGGACCTAATCTCGTCAAAAGTGTCCTCAGGGATACCTGGAGATGTAGGGCGGCGTTTCTGATACCCATCGGCTGCTGTTTTATGTACAGGAGATGGGAGGGTAGGGGCGTCTACTGCTTCTTGGGCCCCAAGCTCAGCAGACTTAACTACCCAGCTGCGAACCGTGGATCTAGGGCGTCTAGGGGATAGGCATTCCCCGATGGCTTGAAGCGCCCACCCTGCGTTATACAGTGCGTTGACTCTCGGGATAAGGGCGTTTATTGTAAGCGAGTTTAGGTACTCAACTTCGGCTGGGGGTAGCGGCTGACTTCGCGCTGTTCTACGGGGCATAAGGTACATTTTAGCACTATGTAGATATCGGGCTATTGGACGAATTTTTTTGAAAAATTTTTTCCGGATTTTTTGTCGTTTTGGGGCAGGGGGTAATTGCGTTTTTTAAAAAGAGGGGGGTGTCCGTAACGGAAGAATTAGTACCTTAGCGTCTACTGCTTTTGACGGGTGAGAGGGTAGCCGTATGAAATTGAAGGACTTCAAAATTGTTTCCTAAAAGTGAAGGGGTCTTCCAAAAACAATTCTTGTTGAATACGCCATACAAAATTGTTCTTTATAAAAATTAGTCCTTGCTTCAAGCTAGAAAAATAAAAATTACTATCTATTGTCAAGGATACTAGATTACTAAGAACTTTACAAGACAAGGTTGTCTTTCTTAGGGGGTCATGACTTTAGAATCTATGACTACTACTCTGAGGGGGCGTCTAGCATTAGCTGTCCAAGTTGGGTGTCTTTCTAGTGAGGCTTACAGGGGGGCGTCTATGAGGGCTAGCTGAAAGAACTAGAAAAGACCTAAGTAAGTTTATTACTAACTATAAGTTTCTGAGGGGGGTATGCCCGCCCGCCCGCTAATTATTTTTGGCTTATTTCATGGGGGGGTCAACCTGATCTATCAAAAAACTAATTCAATAATTGTTTTTGCTATCCGCATGATCAAGCATTCATGAATCCAAACTATTCAACCGCATACCGCATAGCAAAGACCCCCCAACCGTATAGCTAGGGGGTCATTACTTACTGAGGTATCTAGTTAGTAAGTTGAATACGGCTTTCTAGGGAAGATTCGATTCGGTGTTTTGCCAGTCCTATTCTCATCTTTCCATTCCGTGTATAGCTCTGCCCAAGACTCTAATCCGCTTCTATTAGCTAGGTCTTGAATCTTGTTCAATAGGGCTTTCCTGCCCATAGGGTGATAATAGGCGTGTTCTACAAATTGCTGATTACCGTTGTCATTACCAACTCTGCCATTAGTGATTACAAACTTAGCCACGGTGAACTCCCCCTAGTAGCTTCTCAATTTCCTTAGCAACATTAGCCATCTGTTCTGAGCGTTGCTTCAAGAACTCAATAGCTGTTGCACAGTCCTGAGATACCCCGTATCCAGTTGGAATAAGGGTTGTAGTGTTTAGTGCCATAAGCGCAACAGTCAACTCTTGCGTTGACCTTGTATCTGAACTAATGTTCATGATTCTCCAAACTAATAATTGTTGCCCAACTACTAACCAATTGGCTAGTAATCATTAGCATACTATTTGCCACAGACAAAAAGCCTAAGCCCGTGATACACCTGGAAGACTAATCAAAAAGTGGATACAGCCCGCGAGTCGCCGTAAAACTTTTTGGCAAAAGAAAAGCCCCCAACCTTTCGGCGGGGGCTTCTCTCTCCCTTTTACTTGAACAAGGAAACTATTACTGAGTAAACAGTTGGCTTCTGGCAAGCCTCAAACGCTTCAGGAAACTCTAGGGCTAACTTCTCTGAGTCAATACCCTTACGGCTTCTCCAGTCAATTCTTGCGAACTCTATGGCATTGTGAGTAAGGGTTGAAAAGCGTGAGGTCTTTGCTTCTTTGTCAACCTCAAAAGCCTTTTCAATTTCAGCGGTGAGAGCCAACTTTAGTTTTTCCAGTCTGGCAATTTCTGCCCTAACCTCAGTCAATTCCCGAACTTGTCCTAGAACAACTTTTGTTGCCTTGGTTGCGGTTGTTGTTGCGGTTGTTGTTGATGTTGTCAACTTATTCCCCTTTGTTAGGTGTTGCTTTTGTTGCTTGGATTATCATCTTTTGATGATGTAATCATCATAGCATACTAATCCGATAAAACAAGCAATTCCGCAAAAGTTTTTTCAACAGGTCAAAAAGTGGATACACGCCTTCAGCTAGCAAAAAACCCCCCGCCAATTACGGCAGGGGGTCTTTGCTTATTGCTTACTTGTTTAGAAAGGCGGTGTTGAGTAGAACATTGCCTCTAACGCTCTTAGCGTCAGCAACAGCTCCACTCAAACCATTTCTTGTAATCTCCCAAACAGTCGCGGGGGCGTCTGCCTTAGGGTTGCTTGAAAGATACAAGGCTATTGCTCCAGCAACATGAGGCGCGGAAAAAGATGTTCCGCTTCTTGTTGAGGGCAAACCATTTGTTCCCTCGGTAGTAATCAAACCACCAGGGGCGTACATAGAAACACACTCGCCAAAGTTAGAAGTATTTGTTCTTTGGTCGTTCATGTTTATAGACCCAACGGTAAGGGCGTATGTTGCTCCCGCGGGGCTTAGACGACAAGCGTCTATGTTTTGATTACCAGCGGAAACTACTGAAACTATACCAATCCCGTAGAGTTTTGTAATCGCGTCATCAACCAACTTAGTCTTACCAACCGCGATACTTAGATTCACAACGGCAGGGGTACCGCGCGGGTGATTCTTGATTATCCAGTCAATTCCCTTGACAATGTTGGCAGGAACTATTCCACCTTTACAGTCCGCAACGCGAACTGGCACAATGGTTGCGCTCTTAGCTACTCCATAAGTCGCGCTAGCAATGATTCCAGCTACGGCTGTTCCATGACCATTACAGTCAAGATTAGCCTGATGTGGCGTTCTAAGTCCCGCGAGAGTGTCAAACCCTGTAAGAACTCTCCCGCCGAAACCAGGTAGCGTTCCAAGAACTCCCGTGTCTAAAACATACACGCGAACTCCAGCGCCAGCGCTGTCGGGGTATTTGTAGCTTCTATCTAGTGTTGCTGTTCCCGCTGTTTGGTCTACTCTATCTAGACCCCAAGAACTAACTTCACCTTGAACTCCAGCGCTAGCGGGGGTAGTCCCAACGGCAAGCAATGCCACCGCGAGCGCGATACTAATTTGTCTTTTCATTTTTCTCTTTCTACTAAGTGTTGCTATAAGCCAAATCAAGATAACACAAACGCAAGAAAAAAGCAACCGCAACTAAGAGAGGCATCAAAAAGTGGATACCAGTTGACGGCAGACTTTTTACGGAAGATAAAAAGAAACCCCGCGCAAAGGCGGGGTTGCTTTAGTTTTTTATTTAGACTTGTTCAACAGAACTTAGGAACTTTTCACAAATCCTTTTTAGAACATCTAACTCTGTCGCGCTGTCTAGGCTTGTTGTTTCGCCATCTTCATCTGGCGCGCCAGTTATGATAATGTTTCCCATTATCGGTGAAGAGTAAAACAGAAAGGCGACAGGATTCATTTCCAAATCGTTTCTAAGTAGTCCTTCTTCATTCACCCACATTGTCAAATACCTAGAGCCGAACTCAAAATCAACGGGTTGAATTAGACCATCAACCGCGTCTTGTAGTTTCTTCAATTCGTCCGTGGCTATGTCAATTTCAGTTGCTACGCCATCTGGCGTTATCTTTAGAGCTAATTTCATTTTCTACCTTCCTAGTAGTTTTCTTCTACCCAATCTAGAACCTGCTCTAGACTGTCGGCACTCTTTAGGACAGCAAGAAACTCTTCACTCTCCGTGAGTAAGTAAGCCGAAACTGTTGTTTCGCCTTCAACTAGAGATAAGACTTTTTTTGTTCCTAGCTCTGCAACTAACTTTCCCATTTGATAACCTTTCTAATTGGTAGCTCTAACACTAGCATAAATGCCCGACAAAACGGAAGCCGAAAAAACTTCCATCAAAAAGTGGATACCAGCTCTCGTCAGAAAAAAAAAACAGAAAAAAGAAAACCCCCGCACAAAGGCGAGGGCTTTCCGATAGTTGGGGGAACTATCTTTTCCTGTTGGGCAGGTATGTTGAGCGTGTATGCTTCGGTCGGTAGTTATCTCTTTTTACAGTTAGTAAACTGTAAAACATAAGAGTAAAGCCACCAAAGATAAGTCCGATAGCAAACGCTAATAGAATAAAATCTCCCATTAGGAAATCACCTCATAGGCGGTGATTCTATTTTCCGCAACTAGGCGGTCATAGTAATCGGTGATGTCTGATGAGTGAGCCGAATAGCCGTAAGGCGTTCTTGAGCCGTCTAGGTTGATTACAATGATAGTCATTATTCACCAACCAATCTAGCAATTAGCTTGTCAATCTGAGTTGCGAAAGCGAAAGCAACCGCACTAACCGAACCAATCAAAAGTCCGTTATTCCAAACTTCATCTAGGGTTAGTCCCCATAAAGTATTGTTTAGCGAACCTAGCAATACAAACATAAAAACATAAGTCCCAGCGATTACTGGCAAAGCCACCAACCCTAAGACTGCTCTCCTAATTACAAACTTCACTTCTCTGCCCAACTTTCTTGTTTCTTGTCGGGAACTTCCCAACAGATAAACAATAACACACTAACAAAGAAAAACAAGTATTTCATAAAAAGAAAATCAAGCCCAGTAAAAAGTGGATACCTTACCGGCACGCAAAGAAAACGGGCAATAGAAAGGGGGAATCTCTCTATTGCCCGCATTTGGGGGGTTAGTTGGGGCTAATCCTAAAACTCATCTTCGTCATCTTGACACCAAGCGTCTAAGTGATGATTGATGATTATTTCTCTAGCGGGGGCTGTTTCCTTCCCCCGATACAAAACACCTTCGGGCAACTGAATCTCCGTGTCTAGCTCATCTTCCCAATAAGCCTGAATTGCTTCAACACAAGGCTGAACCATACTAACTGGAATCGGTGGATAGTGATTACCTTGTAAGTGCCAAGTTAGTTGCTGTTCAAGTGTAATTTCGGTGTTGCTCGCAATTTCTTGAGCTTGTAAGTTTCCCATTTACCTTGTCCCTTGAAGTAGCAAGTCGGCTTCGCTGTTTAGTCTAGTGAACTCGTCAAAGCCTAACTCCCAGTCCTCTCCGAGAACACCTTCAAGAATCACTACTTTCCGCACAAAGTCAATTGTGTAAGGCGTGTAGCTTTCCTCAAACGGGTTGGAATCTGTGTCAAGGGTTGAAGTAATTCCAAACCCTGTCTGTGAACTCCAAGAATTACCAATTACGCTACTGATAAAAATCCTAGCTCCATAAGTCCTATCCTCCCAGCGAGGCATAGCCAAGTCCAACGCCTCTTTAGTGGTGTCAAACTTACTGTCGCCTCCCCAATGACTGTAAAGCCAAGTAATAGCTCCCGAATCATTAGTCTTTATTTTCCAAGTTGTTCTTGCTCCCATTTAGGAACCTCCCTTTCGTTAGAGTTTCATCTTACTACACAAAAAGAAAAAAGCAAATACTTTTACAAAACCCTTTCGGCAGCCGAATCAAAAAGTGGATACACCTGGCTACCTTCCGGCAAAAAAGAAAACCCCCGCGGGGGTCGCGGGGGAATCTTTGGTGTCGCGTGGCTACTCCATTTCGGCGAGCCACTCGTTCATCGTGATAGACATTTCATCAGCGAAGTTGGTGTAGTCAAGTGCCTCGGCTTTTGACTCAAAATCGTCAATTGAAAAGTCGGTGTGTTCGTGTGTCAAATACTGAAACACAACTGTTGTGTCGGGGTCCAGCGTCTTTAGCTGTTCAATCAGCTCTCCAACTGTTGTCGCCATTTACTTAGTTCCTTCCTTCATTAGAACTTGACCTTTGCCAAGCCCAAGCCCTACTCCGTGAGATACCCAGTCCTTCTGGCACATAAAAGCCCAAGGTCCAAGTTTGGTTGCTCCGTCATAGCGAGCGTGTTCACCGCAGAAGTCGCAGTTTGGTAGCTCTGAAACTATTGCTATTCTTGAATCTGTCTTCAATTTACTTCCCCTTTGTTTGGATACTTCAACCATAGCATAGTCCACCGACAAAACGCACACAAAAAAATCTCTATCAAAAAGTGGATACGCAGCTGGAAAGAGAAAATCCCGCTAGGGGGGAAGTCCTAGCGGGAAGTTTTATTTGGAAAGTTCGGTGTTGAACAAATCCCAAAAACTTTGTCGGCGACTTTTTGAGTAGCGACTTTGGTAAGCCCTAAACAAAAAGTATTCGGCAAGCGAAGCACTAACCCCGCCCACAAACACAACCGCATAAAGGATTAGGTATTCTGAAACTGAATCAACGCCAGCGACTATCCTCATTACAAAAATAAAAGCGCAAAATAAAGTTATGCCCCTTAGCATTACCGCAACTCTATCGGCGTTATCTACTCGGCGAAGATACTCGGCGTGCCTAGACTTGCCTTGAACTTTACTCTTTTTGTGTTTCATTGACTAGTCTTTCGCTAAAGGTATGGTGTTCAAAATCTTCAACGCTTTATCGTAAAACTCTTGGTCAGGGTCTTCTTGCCACTCTTGTAGTTCGGTGTCCCAAACTTGCTCTGCCGAACTGAACCTTGCTGTAAAGGTGTCATCATCTATAAACGGCACGCACTCATCTAAGTCCACCGCAACAACAAAATAAACTTGCTTAGCCATTGAAAACTCCTAGCTCGTGTTCAAACCAATCGTCAAAACTTTCTTGACACTCAACGCATAGCGGGTGAACCGCACCAACCATTGCCATAATCTTCTTAGGGCATTGATAGCAAACTGTATTCTCCAGCGGGCGAACAACCATTAGGACACCAACTCGGCGAGTTTTTGGTGAAGGTTGTATAGAGCCTTTGGTGTGTAGCTTGGCTCGCTGTAAAGGTAAAGCCTTACCGACCTTTGGATTACTTCGTCAGCGTGGCACTTGTCCCAGACTTGCTGTTGAACTTCCTCACTTGGGTTGTTCAGCAACTTCATTGCCATATCAAAAGCTGTTTCCGCATCTTTGTTTCTACCAATCATTTTGTTTCCTTCCCTCTTGCTTGGTTAGTTTGACTTTACCCCAACCCACCGACAAAAGCAAGAACCCGCAAGCAAGCGTGTCGCCTCGTCAAAAAGTGGATACACCTGGCTACAAAAAACTAAGCGCGGATTCTTGGTGGAAGTTTTTCGCCTAGGGACTTAGCCCAAGAATCGCCCGCGTCAGTTCTGTATTCGCTATGGGTTAGCGCGGGCAAGTTCAAGCTTCTCGCGTGTTCCTGAGCGTCCTGCCATAGCTTTGTAGCGATTCCTTGACGGCGATACTCGACGGGGACTTTGATAAAGTAAAGCTCCCCGCTTGGCTCCCAATCAATGTATGCCAAGTCGTCGCCAAGACTTACCGCAAGACGCAGGACGCGCACTTCACGGCGTCCATCTTCGGTATTGGCAATGATTCGCTCTGAGAAATTATTCAATGGTGTTCCCCCTTCATCAACAATTATACAGATCAAGGATCCGCAAAAAGCTTTCATCAAAAAGTGGATACACGCCGCGACCGGCGCAACTTTTCACGGAAAAAGAAAACCCCGCCGAAGCGGGGCTAACTTTTTGGCTTTTTATCGAAGCATACCGACCAAACGGCGCTTATCTTTTGACGGCGTCATGTAGCCCAAGTATCTTTCAACCGAAGCGTATGGCAACGCCCTCAAGATTCGCCCAACTAGCGCGCTGGTTGTCTGGCTAATGTAGCTATCTTGTAGCGAAATAATCTCGTTGGTGTCAGTGTTGTAATCAAGAATTACAGTGTTCCAGTGTGTAATCCTGTAATTATTCTCGTCCCGAACGGCGCTAATTGTGCCATTGTAGTTCGTGAAAGTGTTTAGCGCACTAATCTCCGCGCCAATCTTGTAGTTAGGCAATCTTTTCAACTTGTTCCCCTTTGTTCGTGGTTAGTGTTGCTTGATACTTGAATACTATCACCTACCTACGACTTTTCACCGCACATAAAAAGTTTTACCCTGCCGCAGCAAAAGTGGATACACATTGACGGCATAAAAAAATCCCCCGAATCGGAATCGCTGTTCCTGATTATTCGGGGGAAACTTTTTAGGCTACAAGTAGCAAGGCGAACACTTAGGCAGTCTGTCTAAGGTCTGAATCCAAGCGTGTGTCTTTTCGTCCACCCTGTATTCGTCAAAACACTTCGGGCAAGTGTATTCGTATCGTAATTCGCCCTTGCTGTTTTTTATTGGTGTCCCCTGTTTTGGATTAGTAATCATAATTATTCGCTGCCCAATCTGCCTTGTCCTCGGCAATAGAACTTCTAAAGTAAAAGCTACCGCAGAACTGGCACTCAACTTCGTAATTGCCATAGTCGTCTGTCATAGCTTCACTAGCTTCGTTCACCTTGCCACAATCGTCAGCTTCGCAGACAAACTCGTCATACGGAACTTCTACGGAATCTATGCCAGAACCAGCCATAGAACCCTCTGGATAATAACTCAATTTCCCCTACTTTCCTGTTGGAGTTTTTATAACAATCAAATCCTATACCCTACCCCCGACAAAAACCAAACAAAAAATGTTCAGCAAAAAGTGGATACACTACCAGCCAAGAAAAAATCCCCCTAACTTTTGTCAGGGGGGCTTTCTCTATCTCAAATCTGAATACTGATTAGCCCAATCTCTGTCCCTTAGCTTGAACAGGCTTTCAGGGCTTTCAGGAACATTGGACATACGCATACCCGTCTGAATAATCAGCTCGCTTGCGTCTATACCCAGTCCGTCTGCTATGGACGCAATTATTAGGCTAGAGGGCATTTTGTGTCCCCGTTCCACTTCGGACAGGTATCCCAACGCTAGGTGTCCCCTATCCGTCACGCTTCGCATTGTAATCTCATTAGCACGCCGTTGCTCACGCACAACCTCGCCGAACGCAGTCTGAAAGTCCATGCCGTCCCTACTCCTTGCCGTCATGTTCGCAGTCGTTATCACAAGTCATACTAGCAGGGCTACTCCACTCGCCAGCCGTTTCTTGCCAGCCGTTCTGCTCTATGATTCGGTTTACTACCTCGCCAGATTCCATAGCCGTTAGCTCTAGGTTAGTAATCAAGTCGTCCACGCCGTCCGTGTCCCGTCCGTCTAGTTCTAGCCGTGCCTTGAAGTTTTTAGCCAGTTCGGTTGAAGCCCGTATTGCTCTATACATTGTCGGGTCGCTGTATCCCTCTTTGATGTATGCCTCAACAAGCACGCCCAATACTGTTAGAGATAATCCAGCAACTTCGTCAAGCTCTAATGGCTCGCCTCTCATGGTGTTCCCCTTTCTTTGTGGTAGTTCCAATCTTAGCATAGTCCCTGACATTTTCGGTATCTTTTTTCCGTGTCCATTTCCTTTGGTAAAAAGTGGATACATTGTCAGGTCAAATAAAAAATGAAATGGGGGACAGGGCTTTCGCCCTGCCCGCCCAGTTCTTTAGTTCGCTTTGCGTGTGACAGAGCGAATCGTGTGTTGGGGCTTTGCCCTTAGAGAAGCTTGGTAAGCCTCTGGATAGTTCTCTTTCAAGAACTCCTCATCTACACGCACAGGAGAACTCTCAACGATACGAGCGACCTCAATGCTGTTGTGGACAAGGGTCAAATTGGAACGCCCAACTTGGGAAAGAACTTCGTCACGAAGTTCCTCAACTCTGGCTTTCGCCGAGTTGTATGTAGCACGAACTTCGGAAAGTTCGCTGATTAGTTCCACGACTTTTCGTGAAACTTTGACAACCTTTGGAGTTGCTTTCGCAACCTCTGGGGCTGTTCGGGAAATGACCTTAGCCATAAATCCCCCCTCTGGAACTACTTCTGTTTCGTTCCGATTGGATAGTTCCAATCCTAACAGGGTTTACAGAAAAAGCAAGTGTTTTGTCAAAAAAGTTTTTAGCCAGATAAAAAGTGGATACGCCTTCGTCAGCTTTTTCTGCTGGTGACTTTTCATCTTTCGTAAAAAGTCTGTGCCAGGGATTCAGATTCCACCCAATCTCGTCCGTCAAACCGAGAAAGGCGAAACCCCTACCAAGACTTGGGGGAAGCACTTGATAGGGGTTTCTAGTGTCTTGTCCGTTGGGAACTATTATCAGGTCAAAGGGGGGAAGTCCTGACTTTCGCTCAACCGCTGGGCAAGCACTCCGTTTAGGTCTAGGTGAGTGAACCCACCCGACCCAATGCTTCGCTTGCCGACTTGCCGACTTGCCTCGCAATCTCCGTTGTGTCTAGGTCGTCCAAGTGAACTCCCCACGCCGAACCAGAAATTATTGACCTCGCCCCCATGCCATTACAACCTCTCGGTGTAATCCAAAGAACCGCCACGCCGTTTTGTTTACACTCTCTTAGTAGTTCGGTTGCTCTCTGTAGTTCTGTGCCTGTGTAGTTTCCGTCCGACACAACAACTAACATACGCACGCCGTCCCCAAAAGTTAGTCCAAGCTCGCCGTCAATCGCTTCAAACGCTTCGGTAAACTTTTCAGTTCCGTCTGGTGCTGTGTAAATCGTCACCTCGCTCAAACGCTGTCCACGCTTTAGAGTTGGGAACACGCCAGAGCCGTAATACACCATAGCCGTTTCAGCTTGAATCCTGCGACCTGCCTCGGACATAATCCACGCTGTCTGTCCCATAGCTTCCATAGCAGAACCCATAGAACCTGAAATGTCCACCATGATTCCAAGCCTTAGCGTTGGGTCGTCTGTGTGCTTGCGTGTCTTTGACTTCCACGCTGGCAACTCTCCACGCTTGCCAATAGATTCAACTGCCCTATTCTGGACGGCGTTTCTCATAATCAGCTTGCCCTGTGGTGTCTGACTTTTGCGAACATGAACCGAACGCTCACGATACTTTGCCTTGTCTAATGACTTAGCAATCTCTACCGCACTTGCTCGCTCTGTCCCTGTCGGCTGTCTGCGAGAGGATACAGACGAGTTAGAACCCGAACCCTCTTGGGAGTGTGGCTTGTGAAAGATTTGCTTGGCTATGTTTTTGCGTTGGTTGTTATTCTTTGCTTGCTCTTGCCTTGCTTTTGATTCCTCGCCCCACTTGTCTTGTTGCTCTTGTTGGGCAAGTGCCTCTCTCGCTTCTATCTCCGAGTGACTAGCAGATTCGGAAAGTTTTTCAATCATGTCTTTCATGGTGTCAGACAGTTCACTTCCGCTTCCACCCTCGCTGTCGCCCTCTGATTCATCTGGCTCGCCGAAAATGTCACCTGCCGAACCTGAATCTGGCTCGCCCTCTGGGTCTGATTCACGCAATAGTTCAACCCACTTCTTAGCAAGTTCAATAGCTCGCTCAATCTGTGGAACGCCTAGTGCCTGAAACTCAATCCAAACTTTTCTTAGTTCGTCAAACAAGTCCTGACCAAGAACTGAAACTACTTCTCTGTAAATGTCAGTAATGTCAGAAACTTCAAGAACTCCTGAATCCACTCTTGAAACTGAAAGTCCTGCTAGGCGTGCTGTATTCCAAACATCACTAGCCAAACCTGCGAGTGTGTCTGTAGTCACTTCGTCTAGTGCCATGTCTAAAGCAGAAGCACGCAAGAAGTTTCTAAGCTCTGGTCGCTCTTTGATTCCCTTTGCTTCAATTCGTGATTCCTCTAGCAACATAAAAGCTCTTTGCTCATTAGGGTCTAGTGCCTCTGACAAAATTGAAGTGTCCCAATTCGTGTGGCGTGCGTGTAGTGCTTCGTGATACAGAACGCCTGTCACCATTGGATACTCATACTGCGTTTCTTTTTTAGTCAAGTCGCCGACAAAATCTGCTGGCGTAAGTTCTCCAAACGCTTTCGGCAAGTTCACTTCAATCTCTGCTATGTCTGAATAAAAAGCAGCGATAGCTTTGCCCTCGGCAGAATCCTCTCCACCATAGACAACTAAATCTGAACGCCATGACCAATCATTGACCAAGCGACCAATCTGTGAACAAACTCTTAGCCACTCTGGGTTGGTTGTAGTTGTTCGTGTTGTAAGTCTTGACTTACCTTTTACTTTGTAGTGTGCCATTTGCTTCCCTTTCATTTGGCGTTTTTTTGTTATGTCTAAATTGTATAGTAGTTGGGGGAGAAACGCAAGTCAAATCAAACAAGAAAAAACCTTGCGTTTCCCCACCCTTTAGTGAGGACACAACCCACTCACTAAATCTTTGCTGGCAGGATTGCCTCTCCGAATACTCTGGTGAATACATCACTAGCGATTGGTCTGTCAATCTCTGGTGCGGAAGCAAGCAAGTTTTGGACTGCCCACTTTGTTCCAAACATTTTGGACAAGTCACGGAACGCAAGCAACTCTCGCATTTGTGGCGACCAAGAAGTTTCACCATTTTCTAGTTTCTTTGCTAGATTCTGTGAAGCAACAACCGCACTCTGCGGAACTCCAAGTTTCCTAGCCAAGTTCCAATCAGTAGTCATTTCAACCTGAATAGCGAAACGAGATAGAAGTGCCTCTGACAAACGAACTCCTGCGACATTAGGGTTAGTTGCCGAAACTACAAAAAATCCTTCCTTAGCTTTTACTGTGCCTCGCTCTGGATTCTGTGTGATTGTAATTTCTTTTCTGCCGTCCATTAGTCCATAGACAACCGAAAGAACTTTCGGGTCAATCAAACCAATTTCGTCAATCAGTAGAACTTTACCCTCGGAAGCTGCTTTTACTAAACTTCCGTCCACCCACTCAAAACCGCCACTTGGAGTTTGGACATAGCCACCTACCAAGTCAGAAACTTCGGTGTCGCCAGAACCAAGAACTGTGTAAAGTTCATCTGGAAAAGCAGCTTCAACGCACGCTGTCTTTCCAGTTCCAGGAACTCCATAGAGCATTACATACTGTCCTGCTTCTCTGGCTTTGCGTAGAACTTCAACATCTACATTGTCGCCCCACTTGCGACCATAGTAAAGGTCGCCATTAGGTCGTGAGTAAGATTCCTCTCCCTCTAAGTTCGCAACTGATTCCATAACTTCCTCTAGCTTCGCTGGCTCTGCTTCATCTAGTTTAGCTGGAGTTGAAAGTGTTGAACCTGCTTTACCTTTAGTGCGTAGTGTTGCTCTACCTGCTGGTGTTAGGTGTTCGTCAAGAATTGAAGTTGTCACTCCGAAACTTGAACCCCTTACTGCCCCGACAAGTTGTTCTAACAGTTGGTCATAGTTGATTCCTGCTAGGTCTGGTGCTGTGTGTTCTGCTATTACTTTTTGTTGATACATGGCTTCCGCCCTTTCTTTGTTGTGTCTGTATCTATTTTTAGGTTATGCGAGTTTCGCTGGGAAACTAGAAATGGATTCACGAACCTTGTTGATTCTGCGAATTACTGCCTGTGGAGTTTTTGACTTCATGTGAAGTTCAACCATGTCCTCGTCAGTAATCTCTACTGCGATTGGCTTGTTATCTCTAACCCTCAAGGCTTGTAGGGCTGTCAATTTTCTATTGCCAGTTGAATCTATTTCGGAATCACTTGACAAAATAATTTTTCTCAAGGTTGAATCCAACGCCAACTTGTGAGAATCAAACTTCTCTTTATTTGTTAGTGTGTCCCAAACTGGACGCTCGTATTCTGGGTAGTTGTGATAACTGTCGTCCACCCTCAACGCACCTATGTTTGGTCTATACCTGTCAATAAAAGTAATGTCCCATTGGCTTCTAGGTGAGTGACTAGAGATAATGCGATTCATAACTACTGAACCCCAAACTTTCCCTGTATCGTCTTGATACTCTGGGAAAATAATTATCTGTCTTGTGCCTGCGTGTTGCCAACCCAAGACTTTTCTTAGCTTGTCTGCGTCTATGGTGTTGTCGGCAATTAGCTCTAGGTAGAGTGCCTTGCCTACAATCTTTGGTGTAGCTGTGGAAGTCATTGACTTCCCCCTTTCCTTGTTGTGTCTATGGCTTTTTGCCATGTAAGAAGTAAACCATACTTTTCATCTTTTGTCAAACTTATTTCGTAAAAAGTTTTTTCGGGGGGTCCCAGGTAAAAAGTGGATACACGCCCCTGAAAGATTTAGTGAGCCAGTTTTACAACTTGGCTCAGGTTGCTTCGGGCGTTGAACCTGCTAGGCAGGGGTCTTTCCCTAGGTCTTAGCTTTGGAGATTGTCTAGGTAATTGTCAATGTCCGCATCAAAGCATGGGTCACACTTGATAAACATGTCCTTACCAATTTTCGCAATCCTGTTAGCTACTAGATAGCCCGAACTGTCAAACCCCTCGTAAGACGAAGTGTTTTTCGCAGTAAGTTCGTCCTCGCAACTAAAGCAAAAAAGTTTTTCCATTTTCTAAACCCCCTTAGCAAATCTCAAAGCCACCGCAGTTCTCAAGGAACTCGGCAAACTCTTTTATGTCGTCAGGCTCTAGGAAATAGTTGGTAGCCCAGTTCTCTCGCTTGCCTACTCCTTGGCAAGCATTACAAGAACCATGAGTGCGACCAACAATGATTGCTATGTCTGGTGCTAGTTCTCTAGTTGTCCAGCCACTTTCAACGCCGAGTTCATCACTTCTAATTCCTGTTCCCTTACAGATTTGACAATCCTCAAAAGGAAGCTCTGAAAGCTGACGATTACGCTCATCAACATAGTCAATAACTTTAGATGAGTTGTAGTCGTTCATCAAAAGTTGTGCCAACTTTTTTGAGTTCTCCTCATCCAAGCCATCTCCAGAATTACTGTGAGCGTGTTCAACTAACTCCGCAATCTCTGGGTGATTGTTCTCTACATAATCCCATAGAGGATGCCAACCCCAAACATTTCTGCGAAAATACTCGCCAACCTCGTTGGTTGGTTTCTTGCCATAAACATCCATACCCATTTGGTATTTCCCCTTTCATTGGTAAGTCCAACTATACAGGGGTCTACTGACATTTCGCAAGTTCTTTTGACGAGTATTTTTAGGGCGTGTCTACCTTGTCGTAAAAAGTGGATACATCAAAAAGGCTCAAAATCCTCGTAATCAGAAAAGTGGCTACCCACTGCTGGGGGGAAAAAGGTGTCTGTCAGCGTAAGTATTGGGCTTGCGCAATCTTCGCATAGAACCCAATCTTGGTCGCTTTCATCAATCACTAGTACAAATGGTACAAAGTTCGAGTCTGAGACTGAGTAACACAGTCTTGCGTCGCACTCAGTGCAGTCCGTCATGGCTAGCTGTTCTGGCAGTGCTAGTCCAGAGGTTAGAGCAAGCTCTACGTCCCTATCGGTCTGAAAGTGGTGCAGTTCTATTGAGCGCATGAGTATAGCATACAGCGAGCGCACGCCGTTGATTTGGGATGCGCTCGCCGTTAGCTACGCAGGCCTACCAGCTTGACTGGTAGTAGAAGTCCAGCATGCCGTCATCTGGGATAGCTATCATTAGCTCGGCAATCCGTTTGGCTGTCCAGTCGGTCTGCTCGAAATAGTATTCGTCATACTGGTCTGACCCAAAGAAGAACCCCGTTGCAAGAGGCAACTTCGCGCTCGCCACATCAGCCGTGCCGGCCTGACAAACGTCTCTACAAAGTTGCTCAAGCTCTAACAACTTTTCACGAGTGACGTGGTATTGCTTACAGTCATCCTCGCCGTCTTGCACGTTCTGCACGAACCAGTTGTGGATGTGGTTAGCCTTACGCCAATAAGCGACGTTCACGTTTACCGTGGCAAATCTCTCATCATGCAGGCCGTCCATGTTGATTGCCTTCACTAGAGAATCAAAGATTGCTTTCTCTTCTTCCTTGGTGTGACTCCATCCGCTGACAAAACGTCTAGCTTCTAGATACATGTCTAGTCCCATTAGTGCATGTCCTCGTCTGTTTTTGAGCAAGCCATGTCATAGCAGTCTCTGCAATAAAGTCTGCTGTAAAGCTCGACCTCGGCGCAGTTACGGCACGCGCACTCTGTGGCTGGCTCGTTTTCAATTCGTTCTAGTTCTTCCATTATCTGGGTGAACTCTTTGTGACTAAGCGCCATGACTAGTCCTCAATTCTTTCTAGTGGCTCGCCATCAGATTTTTCTATGAGACCTGTCGCGATAACAATCTCGCCTGATGCATTGTCCTCACCAAAAACGGCGTCAGGTAGTTCCCTCAAAACGTATTCCATCAGTTCGTCCATTGTCATAATTAGTTTTCCTCTTTCACTAGTTCAGTCAGCAAATCTTCTGCCTGCTCTTCAGTAATGTATTCGAACTCTCGTGCATTATCTACTCCGCATTGGAGTCCATCATTGAAGCCGGCCTGATAGGCCTTTTTGATTTCTGGGTTTCCATAGAAGTCCATGTGGCTTCCCCTTTCTGTTTGATAGGACAAACGTAGCATAATTCTAAAAATTTGTCAAGCAATCTATGGGCGTGTTTACTGTTCCTTTGGAAATCTTTTTAGTGCCTCTTCTGCTTCTTCCTTGGTCAGTCCTTCTACCTCAAGGATTCCTAGGGACACAGCTGTGAACATCTCTTTGACTTTGTCCATTGGAATTAGTAAGTCGCTATCTTGGGTAGCGTCCATGTCCTCTTCACTGACTTCTATCTGCTCAACATCTCCATACTCTAATTTATCCAAAAAGGAATCAATACCCTCTTCTTCTATGAGGTATCTTATGACTTCGCGGGTTTCTTTTTCTAATCCCAGCTCGGGTCTAATGTTGGTTGAAAAACTAAAACTAGCTGTTGTTTGGTATCTAATCATTGTTAGACCTTCTCTACTTCTATCTGATAACGAACAGGGACTAGGTCTAGCCCTAAGTAATACCTAACTTCCTCTAGGGCTTTGTTATGGGCGTCTGTATCGTTATCAGCTTCGACTGTTGTGCTAACTATTACTCTGTCTGTTATAAAACTGACATTGAAAGATTTCTCTGTCATTGTGTCCTTTCCTATTTAGTACTTGGACTATAGCACATGTAACTGACAAACGCAACTATTGATTTAGGCGCGCCGACAATCTTTCGGACCTTGGCCAGAATGGCATGGAATTCAGTGGCGCGTCTGAGAAATCATCTTTCGTCAAAAGTCTGCCCAGGCGCGACTCCAGGCAACCAATGCAAAGTATTGCTGGTTTGCTTCTAGCGGTTATCGCTGAGTACCAGACCTCGTCTTCAACCATGTAGTACTCATCCGTGCACTGGGTGCAGTCTCCACAGTCGGAGCACTTGAACATGTAGTACGCATCGCAGACGCAACTAGCGTGCGACAAACGGCGCACGCCGTCATCCGAACCGTTAGCGCGTGAACACAGCCACGCCTTAGGCGCGCCGTTAGTCTTTTGTAAGCTCAAGCTCATTGACCAGTCTTCCGTAAATAGAGTTTAGGTCTGCGCGAGCCGCTTCGGTTAGCTCGGTTTTCTTGTCAAAAAGAATCCTCATGAGAGTAAACATCAAGCTCTCCGTTTGGCTTCTGGTGAGCTCTAGCTCCATGTTGTTGTTCATTAGTTACCTGCTTCCGACATTTGATTATCGCAGTCGTGGCACCAGCCACCCCACGCCGTTGTTCCCTTACCCGTTGCTCCGCAGAGCTCGCATGTTTCATTCATAAGAGTTACTATAGCGCGCACGCCGGCATTTGTCAAGTTACTTATCTCTTAGGGAATTCTTTCCTTTTTCCGTGAGGCGATACCTTCCGTTTTCTTCCATAAGCTCGCCGTCGGCTATAAGTCTTTCAATTGCCGTTCTAATGTCTGGATTAATTTCTTGCAAATCTTCTTTAGCGGTTTCGCTCAAAATACTAGACGCAATTAATTTGTCAGCAAACTCTTCCTCCGTTAGAGACTCGAGTTCATCTTCTTCATCTTCTACTTTTTCCCACATCCTTATGTCCGTGAATGTGCTACGTATGCGGTCCGAGGTTTCCTCGTCCGGCGCTTGTACTACAAGCACGCCGTTGAACAGCTCTGGGTCAAAGTGGACTTCCATGCCGTTCTCTCTATAGAAATCTAAAGCGACTTCCCGTATAACTCTGTATGTATAAAGATTCATTCTTGCACGGTAGCATGCCGGTTTTGATTTGTCAAGTTCATTCTAGAAAAAAGAAAACCGACCGCGGTTACATTGAACCGGGCCGGCTTCTTATGATTCGTTAAAAGTTACTTCTTCCGGGCCGCCGGCTTCTTCTTAGCAACAGCCTTCTTTGCAGCTGGCTTTTTCTTAGCGCTCGCCGCTGCAGTGGAAAGCTTCTTTGAAACTTCCTTGGCCGCAGCTTCTGCAACCACACCGAATGCTGGGTCCTTCTTGTTGACCCAACGAAGAATCACTGGGATAAGGGACGCCCACAAGGCGTTGGCCACGAGGAGCCACTCACTGGTGCCGAAGTCAATTGGTGATGCAATACCTGAGGTTTGCATAACAATCATGATTGCTCCAACAACCTGGCCGAAGAGGTTCCTTACGTAGGAATCAATTGCTGCTTTGTTCATGTTTAGCTGTCCTTTCTATAGACGATGGAAGTCTAGCACTAAGGAGCTCAGCTGTCAAATTTGAAGACGCCGCTAACTTTTGACAAACGATTCAAAGTACCTGGATCCGGGAGACCCGTTACGTCAGATCCGGTTCTTCCAATGTTCCGTTGAAACCTGCTGCACGCAGCGGCGGTTGCTGCATCCCATCTACCTGGCTCACATCCCCTGAGGTCCGTCACCGTCGCGAGCGCTAGCTGGATTAGCTCGATCCTTTTGTTCTTATCCCCATAGCGGATGTCTCCGTTCAGGCGGAGAATACTAGGCGCGCTCGCCGCTCCTTTGAGCTCTTCCATTTCAGCGACCGTCATACGTGTGCGGGCCGCGTCGAACAGAACCATTAACCGTTCGTAAAAAGTCTTCCTGGATCCGACCTTCCCGTTACTGAACGCGGGCCGGCAAAAGATTAAAACTTCCGTTACATGTCGGATCTTCTGATGCACGCCGTCTTTCTTTGTGAACGTAGACGCGCCTTCAGTGTTTCCCTCAACCGTGATGAACCGGCCGGTCTTCGTGAATTCTTGGACGTCCGTTACGATCCCACAGTGTGGCATGCCGAATGCTGCAGCAGCCGGTCCAACGTTTGATGAAAAGTTGAAGAGTACAACGTCGCCTGGTTTAGGCGCTCGCGAGATGGAACCCGTGCGAATGCATTCAGCCAGGCCGGCCGCAGAATAAACGAATGATGGAAAGTTTAGATCCGACTCCCGGGCCACCACATCAATGAACGCGCCGCTCCATGGGCCGGCGTCGTAACCAACCTTTTGACCAAAGATGTTACGGCCGCCAAGATCTGAAGTATACCCCAAATATTTCTGAGCGTTAGTTATGAACAGCTCTACATGCGGACCGGGTCCTGGCGTCTTTTTAAACCTCATGAGAGAAGTCTACTGCATTGCTGGCGGCGGAGTAAACGGAGACTTAAATTCTGGTAAGTCCAGTGGGATGTCAGTGTCTGATCCGTTGTTTTTACGAGACGCGATTATTTGCATGTAACGCTCCATAGACGCAGCGTCTAGATTTGATACCCGTGCATAGACGAGACCTAGTTCGAACAACTCAAGATCCGTTAAAAGACTATATGCTTCCTGAGCTAGCGTCGTCAACCTGATGTGCTCGATACGGTTAGAGGCGTTTGGGATGTCCGCTTTTAGGTTCTCATAGTGAGCGCGGGCCGTTTCGATAATCTGTGAAAAGGTCAGATCCTCGTTACCCGTTGAGTAGTTGTTCTCCATTATTTCTCTTCCTTAGGTAGCGCGGGCCGGTCTTGGCCATCCTGGCCGTTTTGGCCATTTTTCTGGCCATGGCCAACTTTTAATGAACCGTCAGAAGTTCCGGATCCGGCGGCTGCATCTTCAGCTTGATCTTTAATGTTCCCCGTCAGATCGACCGGTCCGTCTTTTAATTCTTCGTTAAAAGTTTCAGATCCAGATCCGGTGGCGCTCGCGGTCTCTTCAACAATCTCGGCGTCTACAACATCCGCGCCCTCTTGAGATAGGCGGGCCGCAGTATGAATGGCTCCTGCAGCAAGCCGGTTTAATCTTTCGTTAATAACTTCTGCTGCGGGGCGGACGTCAATATTGACATTCGTATCGATCTCCACGCCGCCTCGAACTCCAGCTCGGTCGAGGATTTCGGTGGCAGCCTTAAGCATAACCGGTTCGCTCTCGGCGTACTCCATCAGCTCTTCAAGTTTGTCAACGGCATATGGGGCGGCTTGCATCAACTTAGTGCGCGCCCGTTCAATATCATCTGAGGTTAGCTTTTTAATACTCCTCAAATGTATCCGGCACAACCCGTCATCCTTTGGACGTCCACTGGACCATAGCATACAGCGGATACCGTCATCCTTGATCTGGCGGCAGCGGTGGGGTTGGCAGAGCGGCTGGCGTTTAGCGGATTTTGGTCCACCGTCCTCTTGCTCTTTTAAGTATAACCTGGTAGAATGAACAACCCAAGGCGGTACTAAGTAATCGCTCGCCGACTCCGCTAAGAGATCCAGGCCGGTTAGGAAGTCTGAGTTGTTATCCGTTGGGACAACAAGTAATGGACGTTTCTCCGCTAATGATAAGAGGCGACGTTCCTTGGTGGTTTCTTTTGATCGGGCCCTTATTAATCCAGTAGGAACTCCGTTGGTTGAAAAGACTGGATCCCAGTTGAGTTTAGCGCGCCGTAATATACCACGGTTCTCGTAGTTATCTTCGCAGATGCCCTTATCGACTTCTTCGATGCCGAGGGTGGAGAGGTCAGCCCTAAGGTCGATGGGGTCATCGATCTGATATTCAGGGACTAAGTCCTTGCTCATGTTAAACGTTCCAATCGTTAGAAGACGGACGACCAGGATCTACTGGGGAGAGGACGGAAATCCTGGCCGCCCTAACTAACAATTGTACATTCGTTAAAAGTTGGTGATTAGTTTGAAAGAATATTTTGAGTGCGGAGAGGGAGAGCGCTACCTTTTTGCCCCTCATAAACAACATTTGGATTAAGCCGACTTCTCTGACTCTGAAATGAATCGACCATAAGCATCACGGTTGATACCATAAGCAGACATGAAGTAAGAAATCTCAACGCGCTTCTCTTGCATGAAGTTGAATACTTCCCAAGCTTCGGACTTGCTAACGAACCCTGGCTTCTTTATCTCAAGGCGGCCGTCGCTAATCCAGTTGTAGATAGTTTTTGGAGTGATGCCCAACTCGTCGGCGAGTGGCCCAATCTTTGATAAGTCTTTAGAGTCCATAAGTCTTTCCAGATAAAAGTAAACCGCCCTATCACTCTAACAGACAGGACGGTTACTTTTTGCCAAAACTCTAGCTCCTTAAAATCCCGCTAGGGTTTAAGCGATATTCAGTTGTGGGCACAGTCAACCACATCTCCCCTCTCCCAAGGAAAGTGGTTAACCCTTTGAAGGCTTCTTCTTTGTAGAGTCTGCCTTCTTTTTTGATGGGGCCAAGTCTGACTTGTCCTTCACCAAATCTAATGTACTACCTTTTGGCTTAGGTGATTTTTTCTTTTCCTCTGCCGCGAGTCTGGCTCTGTGGTCTGCCTCGGTCGCTCTAGCTATAAACTCCTTAAGCCGAACAAGTTCATCGACTTCTTCCTGAGTCTTCTTTGGGAGTCTGCCGGTCAGGTTTAGGACCAGCTGATCCCACCATGTAAACTTCATCTTTATCTCCTGAAATGTTCGTTAGTCCTCATAGTATCATTTTTTTCTATTGGTTGAGCTCTGGCCTATTTGCTGGAAACTCCCTCAAGACAGTGGCCTGTCCGTAAGCACAGCCATCACAAAGGAGCTTGGTCTTGTAGGCAGACTCCTCTTTGATTACTCCTTGATCTGTCATGTTCATAGGGTAAAGCTTCACATTCTCAGTACCGCAGGCTTGGCAGGTTGTTGGGATTAGCCATTGGAGAAGGTCATTCTTAGTTGGGTCAGCATCCATGGAAGCTCTAATTCCTAGAGCTAGGGCGTGTCGCCCACCATTGCCAACGCTCTTTCTCATGAAGTATCTGGTATCCCAAACAGAGATGACTGCGTAAGGTTCGGAGCATCTACACTGCTGCCTCCCGGGCTTACAGAGCCATCCGACATGCTCTATGTTTTCATGTTTCTTGATTGGGTGGCCACATGAGCAGACTCTCTTATCCCTACGGATAACAGCTTCTATCTCATTTTCTTTGAAGACTTCGTCAATCTCATCTGAATCAAAGCCAAAGAACTCCAATGGATTAGCGTGAACAGTAGCCGCTTCTTCCTTAATCGGCTCGACAGTAAAGTCTATGTTCTCTTCCAATTCGGAAGCCATTAGGCACCGACTGAGAATAGACTAGAGATTCTTTCATAAGCTGGGTCAAGCTCAACTGACTCTGATATCTTGCTCAGTTGGCTGGTGAACATGTCGCCTTTGTTGGCTTCCCAGTCGGTCCAATCCTCCAGAATTGAATGCCACTCAGAGCCATCGAACACAGCGGGGGAGTCTTCATTCTGAACTATGACGTATCCGAAAGTGGATCCGTTCTCCTCGAAAGGGTTGAGTAGTATCCCTAGTGGGTCAGGCATCACCCTAACTCCACGAAGTTTTCCTGCGTAAGGTTTAATCATTTTCTTTCTCCTATCCTAAGTACTCTAGTTGTTTAATATCCCAGTCGGGGACTTCATCCCAAACGACACCGTCATAGTGATATAGGGAACCCTTAATGTTTTGGTACCAACCTGCTGGAATATCTAAACCCGTCATTACTTCCTTTTTTCTGTCTGCTAAGATGGTCTCAAGTTCGTATCCAAGTTCTTCAATATTGTCTTTATCTATCATCACATCTCCTGCTTCTACCTTAAGAAATCGAAAACCAAATGTCAAGTCGAAACTCTCTAAAAAGTAGTCTAGCACAGAAAAAACACTCTTATAGACTTATTAACTTATTGGACTTATAATAGGGTAAGCCCCGTAGGATCACCTACGCATGGGTAGTCTTATAAGTTCAATAAGTAGTTAAGTTATATTTTAGAGGGGTATTATCAAAAAATTATCTTGACTTTCTTAAAAAACTATAATAAGATTAGGCCAAAGGTATTATCAAAAAACGAGGACTAATCGGCTATTTTGTCCCCTAATTTTTTCTAGAGCATTCGACTACACTACCATCTAAACAAGACTTCCCAGAGACCACTATGCTATACTAGAACCATGCTAGACAGATCAAATGAAGCCAGACGCAAGGCAGAAAGCCAAGCGTTATTTCAGTCTATGCTGAAGGCTCCGCACCTAGTTCAGACCCCTAAGAAGCTAAAAGGATCCAGAAAAGATAACAAAGATACTGCCATCAAGGACAGTAAAGAAGGCGAATAAGCCCCTTCCTAACTATATACTATCCTTCTAATCCGTCAAGTAGGTATTTATCTACAGTAGGCAGGGTTTCTCCGTAGTATATCAGTCGAGCAAGATAGCGCAAGTAACCTATTTTTAAACTAACTTACTGCCAATACTCTTAACTACCTCAGCCCAGATTCTAGGAGTCCAAGTAAGTGGTTGATAGCCTCCAGCTCCACCAATAAGAACCTTCGAACCAAACTTATTAGCAAGTTCAGCTACTTTATCGGCGGCATAGATGTAGCCATCTAGGGTATATTTAAGTCCCCAGTGCTCACCTTCATGACCATCTGCTCCAATTGCTATAAGAATTACATCAGGAGCGTACTCCTCAATCCTTTTAACAGTGTCGTCAATAGCCCAAGCAAAAGACTCGTCACCGGCACCCTGCTCTAGGTTGTAGTTATACCAGTGGCTATCTTCGTCCATATATAGATAGTCACCTTCCTCATCAGCTATAGAAGTGTAGTGCAAATTAGGGAAGATTCCATGGCCATGTATGCTAAAAGTAGGAATGTCTGTCTCAGCCAATAAAGCCTGTACGCCATCTCCAGCATGTACATCCCAGTCTATATAGGCCACCTTTAGGCCAGCCTTCTTAAACTCTAGGGCCGCCCAAGCCATGTCGTTAAACACGCAAAAGCCAGAGGACTTATTGTAATGAGCGTGGTGCTTCGCCCCCTGAGGGTTAAAGGCAACTCTAGTCTCTCCAGAAAGAATTCGCTCTACAAGTCTTACGGTTCCACCAAACATTAAGCCAGCCGTCTCAGCGTTACTTCTGCTAACCCCAAACCATTCAGCGCTAGTTCCAGTGTCTAAGACCCTAGAAACGTGCTGTTCCGAGTGAACTTCTAACAGGCGATCTCTATCCTCTTCATTAAAGGTAGGCTCAATAATCTCGTAGCTCACACCAATTTCAGGTAGTTCGGCTTCTAGATACTCGACTGCCAGCTTAGCTCTCACGGGATTAGTAGGGTGCGACCCATTCCCGCTACCTAGTTTCCAGTTAAGGTAGGAGTCGCTGTAGGAGATTAATAGCTTTGTCATATCTGTAATAATAGCTAAATAAACTAATTATGTCAAGCTAAGGGGCAACCACACAATGCCCCAACCGCCTATCCCTTAAAATATAAGCATGGCAGGACAAAATCCTCTAGCAACGCCTATAGACGTAGCTCTAAGGCGCTTACAACTATGCGCTTATGCCGTCCAGGAAGTACACGCAGAGGTCGAAGAACCTATAGATCCTGAGCACAAGGCAGACCTTCTCTTGGCTACAGAGAACCTAACCTACGAAGTCCTAGACCTTCTCAAGACCGTTAAGTATTACGCCTGGGGACCGGATCACGAAAAAGAGCTAGAGTTTCGAGAAGACGAAGAGCTCTAAAGCTTAGCTCAAATATGACCGTCCAAATTATAAAGAACTTTATACCCCCTCAACTTGCCCAGAGTATCGTTGATGGCTACTCGGATCCAGCCCCCGATCAAGAAACAGTAAAGCCGGTTTGGCTATGGAACCTATGGGTAAGACACCCAGACGAAACTAAAGAAGGTTACCCTTTATTCAATGTAGAGGGAGATATCCAGAACTCAAAGCTAGTGTCTGACGTCATACTTTTAATCAAAGATAAATTAGAAAAAGTTTTTGACGCCAACCTCACAGCTTTTGAAGCAGGGCTAGTCAGGATGGATCAGGGTGCTAGCAACGGACTCCATGCAGACATATGTAACGTAGACGGATCCCCATTCGAAGGAGCTCCAGACGGAGCTAACCATTTAGAGTATTCAGCCTTACTCTACTTATGCAATCACGGGGAAGATTTTACAGGAGGGGAGATAGTATTCCCCAAACAAGACATGAAAGTTGAACCTAAAGCTGGAATGCTTGTCTTATTTCCGGGAGACACAGATCATATTCATGAAGTCTGTAAAGTGCTATCCGGTCATCGATACGGGATAGCAATGCTTTTTGGTACGGAGCCTAACGCTGCCTACGAGTCTTAAAGAACTCTACACGTTGGCTAGGAGTCATCTCTTTTATCTCTTTAGATAGTTTAATAGATACGACAAAGTAAGCACCAACAGCACCAATGATCCAGGCTAATACGCCCAGCCAGATAAGTATCTCCATGACACCTATTCTACCAGCAATTGGATGACTACTTAAAGCTTGAGCCCCACTGCATATCCATAAGCTCAGAAGTCTTCTTCTTTGCTTTACCAGCGTTAGCTACAGCCATTACTACAGCTATAGCAAACAGGCTTACGAATACAGAAGCAACGCCAATCCAAAAGGATAGCCAGCTCCAAACGAATGTGATTTCCATTATTACTTCTTCTTTCCCCGACTCTTAACAGGAACCGGTCTGTATGACTTATTGCCTCTATTTTGCGAACCAGCGGGAGATGATGTCATCATAATCTCTATCTCGCGCAGTTCTTCTTCACGCTCTGCCAAAAGCGATAAAGCTAGTCTATACTCTTTTTCAGCAGTTTTGCGCTCTAATCTTTCAGCTTTTTGTTCTTCGACATAGGCAGCTCGGAGCCTAGCACTTTCTGCAGCAGCCTTGGCAGACTCTAATCTTTTCTGGGCCTTCTCCCACTCTTTCTCCAACTTTTTAGTGGAGCGCTCGACTTCAGCTTCATAGGTAGGGTCAAGCTTTCCAGTCATGTTGTAAGAGATATTATTTATAGGAACCCTATGCTGCATTTTCATCGGTAGCCCATACGCTTTCTCTGTAGTAGTTTGACCTGTGCGTCAGTTAGTTTCCCAGCTCTTGCTTTATTAACTAAATCAGTGTCTGCAATTACAGGAATCCCATCGCTCCAGTCTTCTTCGGTAGCAGGGAACATCATCCCAGCTGCCTCATGGCGTGGCATGTTATGTTCTTTTTCAAAGTGGCCAACCATATAGTCAATTGCTTTTGACCATCTCTTCGAGGATTGGTCCTCCTTTTTTCTTGATTCACCTAGCTGTTTCTTTAAGTCATCAACTGTTGCTTTAAGCTCTTCAACTTCAATAGAAGTGTTTTCTTTTAATCTTCTATTTAACTCGACGATGTTGTCTAACTTTAGACCTTCATTAAACGCCGCATTGCGCTTAGTTTTTTCTAATTCTTCTTTTAAGTTTTTAATCTCAAGGCGTAGCGAATCAATAGATCCAATCTCTACTAAAGCAGCTTTTCTTCGCTCAGCTACGGCTTTGTTTTTACCTCGTGCCAT